AAATTTTAACAAAAAAAGAATCTATGAAAGATACAATTATTGATATTAATAGAGATAAAACATTATTTTATTCATATTTTAAACAGTTACAAAAAGATGCAATTGAGTTATATGATCATATTATTGAAAAACTATCTAAAAAAGAAGGTTTAATTAGATCAAATATCTTAGGAAAAAGAATTGACTTTTCTGGAAGAGCAGTTATTATACCAGATCCAGAACTTAATATTGATGAATGTTCATTACCATATGTTATGTTTTTAGAATTATTTAAATTACAAATTTCCAAAAAGTTGATTGAGTTGGGTAAATTTAAATTTCTAAATGAAGCTATCGATTATATTGACGATTGTATTTCATTAAAAAATCCTGTATTATTTACTGTATGTCAAGAACTATCTAAAAATGAGTTGTGTATTTTAAATAGACAACCATCATTACATAGATTAAGTATGTTGGGATTTAAAGTTAAAATATCTACAGATAATGTTATTAAATTACACCCTCTTGCATGTTCTGGTTTTAATGCTGATTTTGACGGGGACCAGATGGCAGTTTATATACCAATTTCAGATGAAACAAAAGAAGAAATTTTAGATAAAATTATAATTACGAAAAATTTTACAAATCCTGCAAATATGGAATTATCTTCTGTTCCAAGTCAGGATATTGTTTTAGGAATATATACTCTTAGCACGAATCAATTTCCAAAATTACAAGAATTAGTAGAATGTAAAAATGAAAAAGTTCCAGAAAGTATAAAGATTTTAAATGATTGTTTTCCAGAGTCATACCCTTTAATTAATTATCCAGTCGGAAAAAAAGAACTTTTAAGAATTTTAAATGATATAAAAGAAAAGTATAGCGAAGATGATACAGCAAAAACTCTGGATAGAATTAAAGCAATGGGATTTAAATATTCAACTATCTTTGGACCATCTCTATCATTACAATCATTTGGAATTAAAAATTCTGGAAAAGTTAGAGATTTGATTTATAAAGATGGAACTGTTATCGAGCAATTAATGAGATTAAATTCAAAAGAAACAGAAGACTTTTTAAAAGAAAACTTTAAATATTCATATCTAATTGAATCTGGAGCAAGAGGTAGTTGGGAGCAAGCTAAACAAATTGTATTCTCAAGAGGATATGTTTCAGACTTTAATGGTATGATTAAAGAAACACCAATTAAACATAGTTTATTAGAAGGTTTAAGTCAAGAAGAATTTTTTAACTCAACTTATGGTTGTAGAAAAGGACTTCTTGATGTTGCATTAAATACAGGTACTTCGGGATATCTTTCTAGAAAATTATTATTTACCGGAACCAATCTTGAATTAAGCGAAGACTTAGAAGATTGTCATACAACAGATTATTTAGATGTATATGTATATGATGATAAAAAATCGAAGATGTTATTAGAAAGATATTTTTTAAATGAAGAAAATAATGAATTAGAAAGAATTACAAAAGAAAATAGAAAAAGTTTAATTGGTAAAACTATAAAATTAAGAAGTCCAATATTTTGTAAAAGTGAACAAATTTGTCATAAATGTTATGGAGATTTATTTAAATATATTCATAGCAGATTTGTTGGAGTAATTGCTGCACAATCATTAGGCGAAACAAACACTCAGTTAATTCTTCGTGTATTTCATAATTCTGGTGTTGCAAAATTAGGAAAGAATGAAGAAGAAAATGAAGATGAGGATGGATCAAAACAGAAGGATATTAGTGGAGATTTGACTCTTGCTTCTAGATTATTTCATCAGACAAAAGGAAAAACATTTAAGGAATTAGTTGATGAGTCTTATGAAATTTATAACAGAAGTAGAGATATTCATCATGTTCATTTTGAATGTTTAATTTCTCAAATGATGTGGAGTTTTTATAATGGCGAAGAAACTCTCTGGAGATTAATTGTAGAAAGGGATAAGATAGTTCCAATCTATTATAGTATTCAATCAGTTCCAGAAAAATCTAGTTGGTTACTAGGTCTTGGTTTCTCAAATCCAAAAAGACAGATAATTAAAGGTCTACAAAAATCGGGTCAATATAGTGGAATTTTTGACAGAATGATTTGTGGTGGAGATTTATAAGGAGATTAAAATGTTTAAAATTAATGTTGATAGTTATAGAGTAGTAACGGGAAAATCAGGAAATTTTTTAATAATAACATCTAGAACAGATTCAGATGGCGAGGCGGAAGGTATAAATATTGATAGATCATCTCCTACTAATGCAGAATTTAAAGATTTTTTAATTTGTATTATTATGGAAGATCTTTTAACAATAAGTTTTAGCAAAGATATTTCATTAAGAGAGTTAAAAAATTCTGAGAAGAATATTTTAATATCTGAATTTGAAAAAATGAAAACAAAATTTAAAAGTTTGTTTTTATAAGAAATTTATGAAATCAACACTTATGTGTACAATATGCAAAGAGAATATTGGAAGTATTCAAATTCATTTTAAAGATATTTCAATTTCAAAAAAATTAGCAGTTGTAAATAATCATAATTCATATCCATTTTTGGTTGAATATAATAGAGTATATCAATCTGGATTTGTTGATAGTATTATTTATAGATGTAAGTGTGGAGAGGTAGTTATAAAAAACAATAAATCTAATTTCCTTAAAGATTTTTATATAGCAGATGGAAATATAAATATAGATGATTTGTCAAAGGAAGAATATGAAACTTTAAAAATAATAGTACTGGATAATTCACAAGAGGAAACAATAACAAAGTTATGAGTCTAGAAGAAATAAGAAGCAATATAATAGAACTTTCTAGAATTAGAGATGAAAGAACATTCTGCAGAAAAAAATTATTTAAATTTTTAAGAAAAAATGTAGAAATTTTAGAGCATAATGATTTTGATTATCATTGGATAAAGAAAAAAATGGATTTTAACTGGTTAAGTGATTTAAATGATAAAACTTTAATTGAAATTTCTAATAAGATATATAGGAGATTAACAAATTGAAATTTATAAATCCTAGTTATAGTGTCAATAAAGAAAGAAACATTTTTACTCTAAGACAATCTGAATACGAAAATTTAGAATCTACCATTAGAGAAATTCTAAAACCTGCTGAAGAACTAGGATTTACTATCACAGATTTTGGAATTAAAGAACCAAAGTTTTTATCTGGAGAATTATATAGAACTTTAAAAAGAAATTTAGTTATTAAATTAGAAAAAGGTAAATCTGAAATTGATTTATCAATGTTACTACCTAAATTAGTAGATGGTAATTATTTAGTAATTGGTGGAAGGAAAAAGATTCCATTATTTCAATTATTTGATATACCATTTGTGACTAGAGGAAAAACCGTTAAAATGAGAACAAATGTTACATCTTTAATGGTTTTTGAGGAAAAAGAATTTCCATATGTTTATATTTCAATATTTGGAAAGAAAGTTCCTCTTTCTCTAGTCATGTTTTCATATTTTGGTTATGAAAAAATTGGGGAAATATTTGACTTTAAAAATATTGATATCAATGAAGAAAATATTTCAACATTATCAATTTATGAAAAATTATTATTTGATTTAAAAGATTTTTATAAAACTTCAGAAGATAGTACAAGAGATGATTTTATTAAAGAAACAGGTAAATATTATTCGTCATTTGATTATAGAATTAAGGGCGAAGATTTAATGTATGGTCTGGATTTAATTTTAAAAACAGATTTAATGTCAGCAAGATTCTTTACAACAGGAACTGTTCTTGGTGATTTAATAGAAGTTTTAAAAATTAAAGATATTGACGATACAGATTTTATAAATAAAAGAGTTAGATGTTTTGAATATGTTATTTTAGGAAAGATTTCTAAAGTAATTTTTGATTTATGTATGGCAAATAGAACTTCAAAACAAGCAAAATTTGGAATTAATTCGAGTCAAATATTATCGGATTGTAACGTATCTAATATTATTCAATTTGATTTTTCTATCAATCCTATTGAAGAATTAACTATGTTATCAAGAACAAGTCTTGTAGGACCTGGAGGTTTTAGTAGGGAGAATGTGCCCTATTATTTAAGAGATATTCAACCATCTATGTTTGGAAGATTATGTCCAGTAGATACTCCAGATAGAGAAAACTGTGGTATTTTACAAAGTCTTATTCCTAATGTAGATTTAGATGAAAATTTAAAATTTACAGATATAGCAAAAACTGATCAACCAATTTCAATTCCAGTTACAATGGTTCCATTTTTAAAAAATGATGATCAAACAAGATTACAAATGGCTTCATCTCAGATGAGACAGGCGATTATGTTATTTAATTTTGATCAACCAATGATTAAAACTGGGTGTGAAGGATTATATACAGATTACACACAATTTATTAAAAGAGCTAAAAAGAATGGTGAAGTAATTCATGTTGATTCAGATTATGTAATGATAGTGTATGATGATGGAGATTTTGATTTAATTAATGTTGGGTTAAGAAGAATTTATGTTGAAAACTTAGATGTTATGGAAGTTTATGTATCTGAAGGAACTAAAGTAAAAGCTGGAGATATAATTGCAGAAAGTAATTTCTGTAAAAATGGTGAAATAAATATCGGTAAGAATTTATTAACTGCAATTATGCCAAAAGATGGATATAATTATGAAGATGGAATTATTATTTCTGATAGGTTAATTAAAGAAAATACATTCACTTCAGTACATACAAAAGATTTATCATTTGTTATTCCTGAATCAAAAATTCTATTATCATTAGAAAAAGATAAATATAAACCATTACCAAAACCTTATAATATTCAAGATGAAAAAAATCCTAAGAAAAAATATGATTTTATAGCTTATGGTAATCCATATGCTATTTTGAAAGAGATGCCTGGTAACCCAATGGATTTTAATTCAATATTTAAAGAAGAAATTCCATTGTTAGCAAAAAGAAATTTATTTATAACTGATGTAAATGTTTTTGTAAATAAATATAATACTGAAATTCAACAATATGTAAATTGGGTGGAAAGCACCCAACAAAAACAAATTGATGAAGAAAAAAGAATTCAAAATATAATTTATGAAAAATTACCAAAAATTAAAGCTTTACAATTTATTAGAGATAACAACTTAGATAAGTTTTCTCATTCTGGAAAATATAAGATAAAAGGTAAAGAAATAAATGGAATCTATGTTGAGATGACTTCTCTCTATTTAAGAAATATTGAAGTTGGTGATAAAATAGGGAATAGACATGGAAATAAAGGAGTTATTTCAAAAATTTTACCACATAATGAGATGCCAAAAATGGAAGATGGAAGAAATGTAGATATATGTATTAATCCATTGGGTATTATTTCTAGAATGAATGTTGGACAAGTTTTTGAAACAAATCTAGCTATGTCTTTAAATGATCTTAAAATTAATTTGTTAAAGATGTATAATGAAGAAGTTACTGGAGATTTTATAATAAGTAAAAATTCTAAAATTGAGAAATATCTATTAGATTATATTAAAATTATAGATAATACTAAAGATAGATGGTATTATAAACAGTTTAAATCTCAATTAAAAGATATAGAAATAAATAAAGAATTTATTAATAATTTATCTTTAATAGAGCCGCCATTTGAATCTTCCTCTTATGATATGGTTCTAAAGGCTATGAAATATACAAATACTGAAGCTGAGTATAAACTTTTTGATTTTAATTCAAATGATTTTATTCTGAATCCTATATGTGTTGGTTATATGTATTTTTTCAGAATGGTTCATATAGCAGAACACAAATTAGCTTTTAGATCGATTTCTATGTATAATAGAAAGACTCTTCAACCGCCAGCGGGAAGAAAACAATCTGGAGGTCAAAGACTTGGAGAGATGGAAATTAATTGTTTAATTGGACATGGTGCACTTAAAAATTTAACAGAATCAATTACAACAAAATCTGATTGTATAGATTTAAAAAATCAATATATTAAAAGTATTATTGATTCAACTTACTTAAAAGATGAATCAGAAATTTCTAAAATACCTGAAACAGTTAATTTGTTAAAGAATTATCTATTAATAACAGGGTTAGATATGGATAAATAAAGAAGGGGGGATATTTATATCCCCCAAACTTTTTAGAGGTTTTTTATGAAATGGATAAATGGTTTTACTAAAGAAGAAAAGAGAAGAAGAGAAAAATTAGAAGAAGAGAGATTAAAAGAATGGCATGAATATTTTGCTTTGGAACCTGTAGTTGTTGGGGTAACGGAAGATAAAAGAGAAATTAAAGTATGGTTAAAAACAGTTATGAGAAAGGGAACACTTCATAAACCCGATCATATACAAAACTGGTGGCGGCCATTTTGGAGTTGGGAATATAGGGAAAAAGTATGAGAAAAGAACTCGAAAACAAATTATTTAATGATTTTCCAAACTTATATAGACAACACAATCTTCCAAAAAGAGAAACATGCATGTCTTATGGATTTACTTGTGGAGATGGTTGGTTCGATATAATTTATAATCTTAGTAGAAAAATTTCAGAAATTGATTCAACTATTGAAGCAATTCAAGTTAAAGAAAAATTTGGAGGACTCAGATTTTATCTAACTCCAATTAAAGAAGCAAATTATAAAGAAATTTGTGATGTAATTAATGAAGCAGAATCTGAAGCTTCTAAAACATGCGAAAAATGTGGAAGTAAAGAAAATGTATTATTAAGGAAAGGGTCATGGTTAAGAACTCTTTGTGATAAATGTGAAAAAGAAAAAGGATAAATTTAATGACAACTTTAGAAAAACTTGAAGAATTACATCCTCATTATAATATATCTTCTATAATTGGAGAGTATAAAACTATATGTGAAAATAACAATGAAGTTTTAATTCAAAACTTTAGAGGATTTTATTATATAGTAAAAGAAAAAGGTTTTTCAAGATTAGTTCTAGAAGATATAACTTGGGTTGCAAATGGAATTCTTTGTAAGAAAAAGAAGAGAAAATTTTATAATAAAACAGGTACCACAAAAGGAGAAATTTTTAAATGAATGAACTACCAGATATTCAACATTCATTAAAACCGCCATTTGAATTATACATTAATCAGGTTGGAGTTGAAAACGTTAAAGTTCCATTTCTATTGGATAGTTTATATGGGGGAACTCATTCTCTTATTGCAAACGTTGAAATGTCAACTGATCTAAGAAACAATATTAAAGGAATTAGTATGAGTATGCTTCTCCGCACACTCATTGAGTATTTAGATAAACCATTAAAACATAATATTATTTATAAGATTTTAGAAGAATTTAAAACAGCCGTAGAAACAAATTCAGAACATAGTGTAATTAAATTTGAATTTGATTTACCAATAAATAAAAGAGCTCCAAAATCTAATATGGTTTTTCCTCAGTTTTATAGATGTGGATTTTCAGGAAAATTAGATCATGATGAATTTAGATTCTTTCAAAAGGTAAGGGTTCAGTATCAAAGTTATTGTCCATGCTCAGCCTCATTATGTGATCATTTAAAAGAAAATGGTTCTTATGGTTTTCCGCATGCTCAAAGAAGTTTTTGTGATTTACTTGTTGAAGTTAAACCTGAAAATGTTATTTGGTTAGAAACTTTAATTGAATTAATTGAAAATGCAGTTTCAAATAAAGTTTATCCAATATTACGAAGGATGGATGAACAGATGGTAGCAAAAGTTGCAGGAGAAAATCCTCAATTTGTTGAAGATAGTATTAGAAGAATTTGTAATGCTTTAAATAAAGAAGAATTTATTTATGATTATATTGTAAAGTGTAGTCATGAGGAATCTCTTCATACTTCTAATGCAATTGCAACAGCATGGAAAGGTGTGGAAAAAGGTTTTAGAGGTACATACTTTTTATAGGAAAATCTAAAAATGAGAAAAACAGGAGATGTAGCTTTTATTATAGATCATGAAAAATTTGAAATTTTTCAATGTGTAGTAGGTATGATAAATAAACGAAAAAAGAATAGTATTTCAATATTTATTTATAAAGATAATACATTTTTTCTGTTATGGGTTAAAGATAAAGATTTAGTTGATTCAGAAGAGAAAGCTAAATCAGAAGTATTAAAATTAATTTCGCAAAAAATTTCTATTTGTAAAGATAAAATAAAAGAACTAAAAAAAATAACAAAAAACTCTAAAAGAATAAGGATAGCATATTTAAAAAATGATGACATTTAAAATTACAGATGATGCACCAAAAGTTAAAAAATTAAAACCATTTGAATTAAATATAAGATTTGAAACAATAGAAGAAGCAGTATTTTTTCATGATTGTGTTTTAATTAATTGGAGATATACAAGTAACAAAACTGAAGAATCTAAATTTGGCGAATTTATGCCTCCTTTAATAGGAAAATTTTATAATAGAATTACATCAAATAAAGAAGAAAATTTTGAATAAAAAAAAGAAAGGAAATTTTATGGACGGATCAAGTTATGATTATGAAGTAGGAATAGAGTCATGGTGAGAAGAAAATAATTTTAATTATTTATAAAAACTTACTTAAAAGGAGAACGAAAGATGAGACAGCACCAAAGAAAGTAGCAACCACGATTAAAAATATTTTAGAAAATCCAGTTATGATTGATATTCTTGATAGATCAAAAGATCTAAAAGAAATTATTCCAGAAGTAACTAGTTGGTGGAAATATGATTTATTTTCAAGAAAACCTGGTCCTGCATACTCTGATGATGGAGTATTTATTGGAACAGATTTAGATTTAGCCTGTTTTCTATATGAACTAGCTGATAGAAATGCAGTAATTAATCTCCCAACTTATAAGGGAATTAGAGCAACTGGTCATAAAGAAGGTCAAATGGTTGTTTCTTCTAAAAATAGACATGGTAATATTTTAGGTTTAACTGCAAATAAAGAAACATTTATCTTTTCTCTTAGAATTAAAGATATGAATGTTATTAATAGTAATACTGTAGGAGATTTTAGAAATTTCTCATTAACAGATTTTTCTGGTAACTGGTATAAAGGTTGGGAAAAGATTGAATTCATGCCAGATGCAAAAGAAAATAAGTTTCTAACTGAAAGTAAAATTCTTCAAGGAAATCATATTGTATTTAAGAATTTTTCTCATCCAAATAGATGGACAAGTTTCTTTGGACAGTATTATTTTATGACCAAAGCTCTAATTGATAGGTTAACTGAAGAAGCAGCTTATTATAATTCTGAAGTTAAAAAGATGGTATCAGAAGGGATTAATTTCCCTGAAACTGCTAAACCAGAAGAATGGCCTCATAAAGAAGTTGAGAAGGGAAAATCAATTAAAGTTAAAGCATTTCAGGTTGAGATTGATGTTCCTCAAAATGATTCAAAATATCCAGTTTACGAACATAATCAGGAAAATCTTGTAAAGTTAGCTGATTTAAGAAAGTATTATGTTTATAATCTAACCCCAAAGTTAAGATTTGCAACCAGAGCAACTGAATTGTCCTATTATAATAGTAAAAATAGTGTGATGCCTGCTTGGTTGGAAAATGTAAAATGGGAAAATGATTATACCATTCCTGGTAAGAGAATTAAATGGGACAGACTTGTATTATTTCAACCAGGTGTTGGACAGAGATCAGTATCAATTAGAAAAAGAGAATATGAGAAGTCAGAAACTGTTTCTTTAGATTATGTATGAGTTCGAAACATTTTGATAGTTTTTTAGATAATATTCAAAATGCAATGATCTGTATAAGTTTAGATAGAGATGATAATTTAAAGATTTTAAAAAGCAGATATGGAGATTTAGAATTATTAAATCATCCTGTTGCTTTTAAGTTAATATCTAAAATATTATCTAATATTGTTTATACAGATAATGAAACTTTAAAATTATTTAAAGCACCTTTTGAGGTTGAAATTATGAATTGTTGTACAGAAATATTTAATAGACACCTAGGATCTCACAATGATTAAATTTACAAAATGTGATGATATAACTAATACATCTTTAAAAGGTTATATAAGTTTAACTTATAAAGAACTTGTTTCTATTTTTGGAAGACCAAATGGTATTTATGATCCTGGAGATAAGGTTGATTGGGAATGGACATTTAAATTAAATTTTACCCCAATATGTATTTATAATTATAAGGATGGACCTAACTATACACATAAAAAAGTTACAGCAAAAAGTATAGAAATGTGGCATATTGGGGCACTGTTTCTTGAAGATTTAAAAATTCTAGAAGATTATATTAATCAAAGAACTAATAATAAATTTTCAGATAGAGAATTTATTAAAGAGTGGAGAGTAAAATGAGTCTATTTCTAAAAAAAGGCGGATTTATTGAAGAAAAAGAATGGAAGTATAATAAAAAATTAAAAAAAGGATCATATAAATTTATACAAATTACTCCAGAAATAATTAATTACAAGGGATTTCGAGAAGAAAAACTTTTTCATGTTCTTTGTGAAACAGTAGAACTTGAAGAAGGATTTACTGTAAGAGATTATTTTAAATTATTTATTAATTATTCATCATATAAAGTTTTAGATCCATTTATTAATTCATTTCTAATAGAATTTCATAAGTGTCCAGAAGAAGGTTGTATTGATCCAGATAAAAAAATACATACAATAACTTTTCAAAAGTACATAGAATTAGATAAATATGATCAAGAAAATAAGAATTACAATTGCGAAATTTTTACATCAATAAACGGTTTATCTGATGAACAATCTTATGGTATTGATTTTTGGGCTTTAAAAAACTATTTAGATATTCCAATTAAACTTTTAAATGGAGAATATTTAAAAAATACTAGAATAAAAAAGGAAGATAATACATCAGAATTTAAATGTATAACAGAAGAACTAAATGTTAATTATACATTATTTGAATTTCTAACTTCACTTATTTATGAAATTTCATTCTACGGAACCCCAGAACAGAGAGATTTAAAATCAAAAGATTTAGAAGAAACAGTTGAAAAAATAAAATCTGGAGAACTTAAAACTTATCCACTTGATCTAGAAAAGGATTTTGAAAAAGAATGACACGATCAGAAGTAATTAAGTTATATGAAAAAGAGAGGGATTATCAAGAAAGTATTTTTGGTGAATATAAAAATAATCCCTCTCTTAATTTAGCATCATTTTTACTGTTTTTAGATTCATATTTAGATAAAGCTAAAAAATATTATGTATCTAAATGGACTGATAAACCACCATCTTGGCTTTTAGAATCTAAAGAACAATTGATTCAAGGTTCTTCTCCTGTTGATACATATGAAGAATTAGTAAAAATCTTTGTATTAGCAGGAGCAGCATTAGAATCATATGCTGCGATTGATGTTTCTAAATGGAGAGAAGATGGAATTAAAAATAAATGGTTGTAAAGGATTTATACATGATTGAAGTTGGAAAAACTTTTATGTATAGGGGAACTGAATATAGAATTACTCATCTAAATAAAGATAGGATAAATTTAGATTTAATAGGAGGTTACAATTTTTGTGAAATAAATGATAAAATTGAAATTGAAAATATTAGATATAGAATTATATACGTTCATAAATCAAAAAATAGAATAACAGTAGAACCAGTATTTTAGTATAAAAAGAAAAAGGAGTTTTACCATGCAGGAGAATCTACAGGAAATGATTAATAATCTAAATGATGGATCAGTAGCACCACCTCCAGTTATGGAAGAGGTAGTAAATACTACAACAGAAGACGCTTCTACAGAATCAGAAAATGTAACAGAAGAAGTTGAAGAAGTAGTAGCAGATGATGCTACAAAAGTTATGTTAACAAATTTTTATGATTGGTTTGAATCAAATTCTGGAGTAATCAATAATGTTTCTAGAGTTAAAGCTGAGGTTTCCAATATTGATTCAAAAGATAGCATTATTTTTAAAATTCAGAAGGGAAGTACTACAGATGAGTCTGCTATGCAGCTTATAAGTTTTTATAATCCAACACTAAGACCTGTAGTAAATCTTCCTCCTGTTTATATGAATGTATTTAAAAATGATACATTTGAAGTTCTTCATCAGTATAACGATGAAATCTTTATTAAGAGTTATGGAGTAAAAGCTGGTTTAATTTTGGTTCTATGTGCTAATGTAGACGGAAAAGTTATTCCGTATCAAAAAATTAAAATTAAGAAAGATGCAACTTCATTTAATGTTATTTATCATGAAGGTATTGTAGATGAAATTAGAAATAAACTACAGGAGAATGTAGATTTAGAAGCAGTACAACTTCTATACAAACAGGCTATTAAACACAGTTCTCAATTTACAACAAAAGAAAGTACAGTTGACTGGTTTATAAAGAAGTCTGTTGATGTTATTGATATTAATCATCTTTTGAAAATTGATAACGTTTTAATTAATGTAATTTAATCTTAAAGAAGGGAGGGATATATTATTATATCCCTCCCAAAAGGGTAAATATGATTAATAAACAAATTCATTCACATGAAATAAAACTTCGTTTGTTACTTACAAATGAATGTAATAGACATTGTAATTTTTGCTTAAATGATTTTCAAGAAAAATCTCCGATACAGTATTTAGATTATAGTAAAGCATTTGATTCAATTGTATATTATTCAGACTTTTTTAATTATAAAGTACCACTTCAGGTATATTTAAGCGGAGGAGAACCAACTCTTCATCCTGATTATTTAAAAATTTTAGAATTATCAAAAAAATTTAATTGTAGAACTACATTATGTAGCAATGGATATAATCTTAAAGGGAGAGAATTTATTGATTGTCTTCATATTGGAACTTATGAAGACAGAAATAATATATCTGTAAAATTTAATGGTGATGTTCAATGTGTATATTCAAAAAGAAATCCTTATGTTACAACAGATTTTATAAAATACTTTTTAAGTAAAAAAATTAAAGTTAAAGTATTTTCAGATTTTTTTGAAGAAGATCTTTCTGATTACTATAAATTTATGGAGGAATCATATCATTATTTTGGTCCTGAATTATTGAATTTTAGATTTACAGGAGTTCAAGAGAATCGAGGAATTGGTTGTAAATCTTGTAATAAAAGATGTATAACTCTAAAAGCTATATGGGTATTTCCAGATGGTGGTATTTCTGCATGTCCACAATTATATAAATTTGATAAAGAATATCCAACTTCTTACATAGAATGGATAGATTTATATTCAAGAATTTATGATTTTCATAAACTACAATGAAAAAAGAAAATGATGGTTTTATAAAATGTAATAAATGTAAAGGTTCAGGATGTATGGAAGGTATTTTTGTATATTTCAACTGTAATACTAAAAAAGAAGCAAGGTTAATGACTGACTGTGATAAATGTAGAGGGAGAGGAAAATTAACTTGGCTAGAAAATATTTTTAATGAGTGATAAATATGAATATAAATAAAAATTGTAAATTATTTTTAAGTAATGTTTACTCATATGATATTTCATCTTGTCATTATAATATATTAAAAAGTCTAAATATTGATATTTCCAATATTGAAAAAGATGATAAATTAAAAAGAAATATTCAAATTGGAAAATTAATGAGAGATAATCCAAAATTAACAACAACAATAAGATCCACAACTGAAGCATTAATTGATGAATATATTTTAAGAAATAAAATATTTAAAGATGATATTCTAATAAGACAATATGATGGTTTTATGTCTTTAAAACCATTAAAACAAACAACAGATATATACCTTCCAATAGATTTACAATCAATTTTCTCAGTATTTATAATTTCTTTAGACAGAACAAAATTCATTGCAACAGATGGTAGCAAGATATCTATTAAGGGTGTTTCACATAGATACGAAGAAGTTGATGAAATATATAAAAAGATTTTATTTATTAATTACGCAAATAAAAACTCAACATTTGTAAGTTTACAAAATATAAAAAATGAAGTTTTAAGTTCTAATAATGCAAAATTATATTGTATACCATCTGGAGAAGAAAAATATAATATTTTCTTAAAACAATATGGACAATTTGAAATATCTGAAACTTTAATAAATGTAATGGATACGGATGATATTGATAAAGAAAGATATTTTAATTATTATTTTCAAAATTTCTTTGATAGTATTGTAATTGAATTTTTATAGGAGAATTTAATATGATAATTATTGAAAATAAAATAACTATAGAAACTAAACACGAGGTAGAAAGTACTATTTTAACTTTATTAGGTTGTTGTAGAGTTAAAGATAATTATTATAATGAAGATGGTGTTTATCAATATCAAATACTTAAAAGTGATAAAGATAAAGTAGTAGATGCAGTTGCTAAAATTAAAGAAATAATTAGTAAATCAAAAGTAAACTAATAAAATTTAGATAAGGAGAAATATTAAATGAGTAATGGACAATCAATTTTAAATATAGCTGGCGGAAAAATTGAACCAATTGAATATCCGGGTTATGATTTATATAAAAATATGGATTTTTTACTAAATTTAGATCAAATGTATTTGAATTCAATTCATATAAATGAAGTTATTAAAGCTCATAAAAATTTTTTTAATATAACAAAATGCTCAACATTTACAGAATCTAAATATTATAGTAATTGGGATATTTATGATTTTTTAGAAAGATATCATATTCTATTTGATGGGATATCGATGTATAGATTTTTGGAACATGTTCCAAAAGTTAAGATTTTATATTTCTTATATATTTTATCTACTACAATAAGAATTGGTGGATATGTTGACGTAATTGTTCCTAACTATGAAATTTTAGCTGAAAGAATTCTTTCAGAAAATGTAAAATCTAAAAATTTTGAAGCTGAAGATATTATTACAACATTTGAACTATTAAATGAACCATATTGTCCACATGCAAGTATTTGGACTGAAAAAAGAATAAAACACTTTTTTGAATTAGAAAAAAGATTTAAAATTATTGATATTAGAGATTATAATTTTGACGGAAGAGATTTATATCTAAGATTTTTGGCTAAAAGGATTAAATAAATGGAATGGTTAAATGGAGAAACACAACAATCTAAAGAACACAGATTATACAATGAGTGGCAAAAGTGGTATGCTTGGCATCCAGTAACAATAGGCGTAGAAAAAAAGGAAAATATAGAACGATATAAAAAAATCTGGTTAGAATATATATTAAGACAAAGAGTCCATACATATAGTATTAGAGGTTTCTATTATATTTATAAAAGAATAGAAGAAATAGAATGATTGATCAAAGAAATTTAGATAGAATAGTTAATTTTTTAGGTTTAGAAAAAATTATAGTTCTTCAAAAAATAGAAATCATATGTTTTCCAAATATGAATTTAGAAACACCTGATTTTAATGAAAAAATTGAAAAAGTTAAAAAAGAACTTAAAAAATTAGGATCAGACATTGAATTAAAAATTGTTGAAGAAGGAGAAATAGATAATAACGATGTCAAATACATTGAGTTTTCCCCTCAGAGCGGAAGCGATGGGATTAACCCATTTGGGCGATGAATGTTTTAGGTATGATGATTCTATTGGAAGTGTAATATACAAACATTTACAGAGTAAAGATTCTGTAGATGTACCAATTTATGGAATCTTTACAAAACCTCCTGTTGAAGATATAGAATTTAAATATTCAGGATATGTTTCTGAATTATATCAATTTGAAGGTAATGAAGTAATGAATAATAAAATTAGACAATCTATTCTTGAAGTTGGAACTCCAATTTTTAGAGAATATATTCATTTAAATCCAATAAGAACAAGAATGTCTAATGAAATTTTAATTCAACATAGTTCAAATATTCCAAGAGTTGGTGATGTATATCCTCAAATTGTTGTTAAAAATACATATGACGGAAGTGGTGCTAGAGAATTTTTATTTGGATTTAGTGTATTAGAAGAAAATACAAGACTTTTTGGTTTTGGTTTTAAAAATAAAATTGCGAAAGTAAGGCAGGTTCATAATATACATTCAAGAACTTCTTTCTCAAGTCCAATTTCAAAATATGTTGAATTGTTTAGTGAAAATATTCTTGCAATTATTGATCATAACTTTAATACACCTGTTACAGAAGAGCACTTAACCACAGTTTTTGATATGTTAGAAACAATTGGAAAGAGAAGAAAAATTGAAGTTTCTGGTTATCTTGCAGATATGGCGAAAGAAACTGGTGGAACAACAAATGCATGGAATCTGTTTTTAGCTATATCATTCTTTTCCACAATTGAAAAAAATGTTAATATTAAATCATTGTTAGATGATATAGCTGAAAAAGTATTAGTTATCCCTATTGAAATTCAATCAGTTCTTAAAGAGTTAAATGGTTAAAGATCAAGATAGAGGTTAGAGATTTGATATTATTTTTCTCTAACCTCTATTTTTCCGTAGAATTTTTTTTGTTTATTTTTTTGTTAGAACAAATTATAAATACCTTTGAGGAGATATTGAAATGGAAAAATATGAAACAATTATTGATAAATATTTAAATCTATTAAAAGAGGAACTTAATGATAGTATAAAAATTGGAAAACATAACAATATTCCAGATAGTCATTTTCCTCAAGATGAATTAAAAAAAGGAATTGAAATTGAAAAAGAACATACTGATGATCCGGAAATAGCTAAAGCAATTGCTCGTGATCACTTATCTGAATGTAAAATATATTATACTCTTTTAGAAAAAATGGAAAAACAATGTAAAAGGAAAGAATAAATGCCCGAGAAAAAAAGAAGTTTAACCCCTACTAGTGGGTATGATATACAATTAAAAATTAAAGACTTGGATTATACTAATGATTTAAGATCTATTAGACTTGTATCTACTATTAATGCAGCTTATCAAATAGCAAGAATATCAATATCCTTAGATCCAAATGATTTAATTCTTGAAGATGTTATGGGAAAAGAACCATTAAAATTATCTATTAAATTATTAGGAAGACAATCTTCAAAAATTCCTCTTGAAAATATAGAAATGGAATTACAATATGTAAAACATGATTCAAAAGCTCAAATAAGACCTAAAGTTTCAGAAGGTATTATGAAAGATAGAACTTTAGTTAATATAATAACCGTATGTAGAAAACCATTTAAAATAATGTCAACATTAGTTAATGATGTATTTTTAGAAAAAACACCAAAACAAATAATTGAAGAATTAGTATCTAAAGCTGGTGGTGAATTAATTTATGATACAGACAAAGAAAATTCTGAAGTAATAGATCAAGTAGTTTTACCTCCAACTACATTATATAATACTATAAGATATTTAGATGATAATTTTGGATTATTTGAGGGAGGTTCAAATTTAGGATTTTGTCAATATGATGGTAAAGTACATATTCAAAATTTAACTACAAGAATGAATAAAAATCAAGAATTTACAATTTACCAATTAGCAACTGATAGTAGAAAAAATGATGAAGTTATTGCAAAATGTGGAGATGGAAAAAGATTTTATTCATATGGTTCATTAATAAATCAATATTCAGGAAATGCTAAATTTGCTGTAGAAGCAAAAAATATTTATCATATGATTAAACCAAAAGACGAATTGTTTAGAATTTTTGAACAAAAATTAGATGAGGTGTGTTTGAAATTTGGAGCTATTGCAAAAGATCCAGAAATTAAAATGGATTCAAATTTAGATACTAGAGAAGTTTATAATATATTTCATAGTGGAAATGATTCATCAAATAAATTTGCAAATTCTATAATGGCGAGACAAATTATTGATCTATCAACTGTTCAAATAGGGTTAGAAAAAAGTCTGCCATTAATAAATTTACTTAAAGTTGGAGAACCAGTTAAATTAAGATGTGGAACACTAGAATATATTCCATTAAGCGGAAAATATATTCTAAAATCTAGTGATATTAATTTTACTAGAGAAACAGCTGATTGGGTTAGTTCGTGTGTAGTAACTCTATGTCGCACGAATCAATACATTTAAGGAAAAATAAAAATGAAGCAGGAAACTAAAGAAAAGGTAGAATGGTTTGTTGAGGAATATTTAAAATGTAAAAATGATTTTGAATATTTTGCAACTAGATATATCTATCTTGAATTAGCAGGCGGAGATAAGCTATATGCTCCATATAAAAAACAGTTAGAATTTATAAATTTGGTACATGTTGAACATAATGTAATATGTTTAAAAACCAGACAGACCGGAATCAGTACTACTACTCAAGCTTATTGCGCATGGTTATTAAATTTTTATGATAACGTTGTAATTGGAGTAATTTCAAAAGATGGAAAAGAAGCAACAGACTTTTCAAGATCAATTAGAAATATGATTGAAAAACTTCCCGGATGGTTAACCCCGAAGAAGGGAAGAGAAGGAGGATGTTTTGATAAAAAATCAGAACAGAGTTTTATTTTATCAAATGGCGCAAAACTATTCGTTGCAACAGTTAACCCTATTGCTCCAGAAAAAACTCTTAGAGGAAAACCTGTTACATTTTTAGTTATAGACGAAGCAGCATTCATCGGTAAGCTAGATACTGCATGGACTTCATTAGTTCCGGCACTTTCTACTGCTCAGAAACAGGCTAGAGAAACTGGAACGCCTTATGGAACATTAATAATCTCTACACCTAACAAAACAACTGGTATGGGTGAATGGTATTTTACTAGATATACAAGAGCTATATCTAAAGAAGGAATATTCAAACCTTGTATTGTTTATTGGAGAGATATTCCAGAATTAGTAAATGATCCATCATGGTTTAAAATTCAGTGTGAAATGTTTGATAATGATAGTAGAAAAATTGAACAGGAATTGGAGTTAAAATTCTTACCTAGTAGTGGATCATTCTTTGATGAACAAACCTGTTTAATTTTACAAGAAAATACAAAGAAAATTAATCCAATTGAAACATTTAAATTATTTGATGGAGAAATTTGGAAATATGAAGGTCCTGTTCCAGGAAAACATTATATTATAGGAGTTGATACTGCACCAGAGTTTGGAGAAGATAAATCTGCTATTACTGTTTGGAATTATGAAACATTAGATCAAGTTTGGGAATATCAAACTAAATGTAAAGTAATGGATTTTATCAAAGTTGTAAAATATGTTGCTTCTCAATATCCTGGTACACTTGTGATTGAAAATAATTCATATGGAAACCAAGTTATGGAAGAAATGAGTGCTAGTGAATTTGTTGGAATGGTTTATAAAGAGAGACGAGGAGAAAATAAAATAGCTGCAGGATTATCCAATAATGCAAAAACAAGACCATTAATGATTGACGCTTTATATTCATATGTAACTCAATTTCCAAAAATGGTTAAGTCTAAAAGACTAGCTTTAGAATTAATTGGATTAGTAGATAAAAAGGGAAGGGTAGAAGCAGACTCGGGATGTCATGACGACTTAGCTTTAACATTGTCATTCTGTATGTATGTGCGGAAATATGATCCCCCACTTTTCCTAGATGTAAATAAAACAGCTCAAAATGCATTCATGGAAATATTAGAAATGAATTCAAATTTAGAAACAAAATTTTCAGATGATTCAAGTATTATGAAACATGTAAAAGAAAATATATTTAAACCAGAAGATGCATTAGTTAATACACTAGATTTATTTTATAATAGAGGATAAATATGAAACTATGTGATTATGGATGTGGTAAAGAATCAAAATATCAAATTAGTTCTAATAAATGGTGTTGTGAAGATAATTTTAGAAAATGTAGAAACTTTATAGAAAAACGAATTAAAAAAGTAACAGGATCAAAACAAAGAAAACCAATATTATTTGAAAATGAAAATAATATTTTGTGTAGCTACTGTCTTAGTAAGAAGGCTAAATATCAATTAAAAAATGGAAAATTTTGTTGTGAAAATGCAACTAGTAAATGCGATGAATTAAAAAGAAAAAATAAAGAAGCAAATTTGGGTTCTAAAAATGGGTTTTTTAATAAACATCACTCAGAAAAATCTTTAGAAAAAATGAGAGTTAGCCATTTAGGTGTTAAAAAAGGTCCACATACTGAGTTACATAAAAAAAGAATATCAGAAAGTTGGACAGTGGAAAGAAGAGAGGAAAAAAGACAGTATATGATAAATGGTGGGACAAAATATGTTTGTTCTTTTATTAAAAAAATTTCTAATGAAGAATTAAAATTAAGAGAAATGGTCCAACAAATATATTCAGATTGTAAATTTCAACATACTATTCTAAAATATTTTTTAGATGTTGCTATTGTTGATCATAAAATAGCAATTGAATATGATGGTTATTTTCATTTTAGTTGTAAAGAAAATATAGAATATCATAAAAATAGACAAGAAAAAATTGAAAAAGAAGGATGGAAATTTTATAGGGTGACTATGTTTGATAAATTCCCAACATTACAAGAAGTTAAAGAAAATATTCAGAGGATAATAAATAATGATTAATCCATTACAAGAATTATTTGCTTTACCAATAGGATTAAAACCAGCAGTATATATGAATAATTATATGTTATATGGATCACAAACATTAAACGATAAATTTATACAATCAATTAAAGATTCAAATAGAGGAAAGATAATATATGATCCAGTTTCTAAGATGGTAAAAAATCATCAAATAATACCTGTTTTTGCTGAAAAAAATATCTTGGAATATTTTAAGAAAAGATTATCAAGAGATACTAGCTCAGGATTGTTAAGAGTTTTAAAAGTATTTTTAGTAGGAAAAAAACCTATTGAACATCCTTTAGATTATGTATTAGCTTTTTATATTTTTGATGCTAATAAAATAGTTGTTTTAATAAGTAATCATATACACAAAAATTTTTCTGTTACAGCATCTGATAATTCTATTGCTGCTGCTTTGAGTCATGAAATGATGCATTTATATGCTCACCAAAATCCTTACAAATTTTTAAGTTTATTTAAAGAAGAGTTAAACTTATATTATTTGAATTTTTTTAAGGAAGTTTTTAAACTTAAAGATGATAAAATGTTAATAGATAGTATTGAAACTATTTATAAATATCTATTTTTAAAATATGAAATGTCATCAGATTTGTTTTTATCACAAACAGGATTATTAAAAAAATTAAATTTATTAAAAGATTTTTCTAATTTAGATAAAAAAGAGTTTAAAAAAACCGCAGTTGATTATTTAAAAGTTTCTACTTTAGTAACTCAAAGAAATTTAGATGTTTTAGTAAATTTAGTTAATACTAAATATTTATATATAGTAAAACCTGCATTCGAATCATATACTATATCATTTGGGAAACAACCAGATAAAGGCTGTGTTCAAGAATTAATTTTTCCTTCTGAAGTAGTTTGTGGATATTCAGATATAATTGTTGATTCAAAAGTAAAAACTGCGTTACAATCTTTATAATGGAGATATAAAATGGCAAAAGATAAGTATGGAGCTGATAATATTAACTATGGAAAAGGATTTGAGAAAGATCCGCAATTTTCTAAAATATTATCTGATACTTCTATTGATGATAAAGTAAAAATAACACAAGTACATAAGAATATAAATTCATTAGCTGGAGTATTAGAAAAATCTCAAACAGATTTTCATAAACAAGTAAAGGGGATTTCCGGTTCCCTTAGCTCTACAGCTAAACAACAAGAAAGAATAGTTAAACAAATTAGAATGAAGGAAATGTCATCATCAAAAGAAGTAAAAGTTATTGAAAAATCGGTACAACAAATACTAGGAAAACTTGGTTATACCATTGATATATTAGGTAAAAGTTCTAAAAAGATATTAATAGATACAGCTAAAGCTACAAAACAAACTCTATCTGAATATGGTAGAGCTTTAAATGCAGACTTTTATATTAATAAAGGTAATTTTTTAGCAATGACTCTTGCAAAAGCTTCTCCAATTTTTGGATATTTTGCTGGAAAATTTATGGAGACAAGTGTATTTAGAAATTTTAGTAATTTAATAAAAGAAAAAATGGGATTAGCTGTTACCTATGTTGCAAATAAAATGAAAGATGTATTAGGTAGGGGGAGAGAAAGAGTAAAAGATTGGTATTCAAAAAGAAAAGAATCAAAAAATAATGAGAAAGATATACCTAAATTAGCATCAGGTGGTTACATACAAAAAGCTGGAGTAGCTCAATTACACGCAGCAGAGGTTGTTGCACCACTTAATAAGTTAGAAGGAACTATGAAATTTGCAATGAAACCAACAGTTAGTAAATTGGATACATTAGTTAAAATTTTACAAGTCAGTACTCTAGTTTCAGCTGCAAGGGGTATATATAAACTATTTAAAAGAAATAAATATTCTAGTTTTTTATCTAAAGATAAAAATCCTCAAGTTAAACTAGCTGAAGATTTTGCTAACTTTTATAATATTGTAACAGAAAAACTTGATATTTTAATTGGTCCAATTAAGAAAGGAGAAAGATCAAGAACTACTCAAGAAAATACATTACTTAAAATTAAAAAAGCTACTGAAGGAAGTGAAAATAAATTAGGTTTTGTTCATTCATCTTTAAAAAAAGGATTAAGTTCTATTCTAACTTGGGTTATGATGGGTTTTGGATTTATAAAAAGTGCTTTGGGTAGTTTATTATCATTAGGTGGTAGTGCCTTAAAACTTGGTGGCAGAGGCGTCTTAGGTGGGCTAAAAATGGCTGGCAAGGGAGTTTTAGGTGCTGGAGCCTGGATGGGAAAAAATGTTGGGAAATTTATTGGTAAACATAAATTTGGAGTTGCAGCAGCTACAGCTGGAACTGTATATGATGCTTATCAAGGATATCAACATGCAGATGAATGGGGCACATCTAAAACTGCTGCTACACTTGGAGGGGCTTTAGGAGGAGACAGAAAAGGTTGGGCGGGTGCTGCTACAGGGGCCATGAAAGGAATGATGTTGGGAGCTACAGTTGGTAGCGCTGTTCCTGTAGTTGGTACTCTTATTGGCGGTCTTGTTGGAGCAGTTGGAGGAGGAATATTAGGAGCTATTGGTGGACAAAATATAGCTAAAGGATTAGATAAAGCTTGGGATATTACTAAGAAAATTTCTGAAGGAATTTGGAACGTTTTAGAAGGAATTTTGAGTTATCCAAAAAAATGGTTTGAGAGATTATCAAATTATGTATCTCAAAAATCAACTGACTTATGGGATTGGATAAAAGATTTACCTCGAAGAATGGTAGAATGGCTAACCTCTTCAATTCCAAGTTGGGTAAAAACATTAGTTGGAATTCAAGAAAGAGGAAGTGAAATTGGTACTAATGCTACAAAAACAGTTAGAGACTTAGCACAAAATATTGGACAATCTGCAAGTATTGCTCATATAGGAGTATATGAAAAAGGAGGAATAGTTCCTCCTGCCCCAGGTGGAGGATTGGATGGTAGAGGCGGTCAATTTGCTATTGTACATGAAGGGGAACAAATAATTCCAAAAAGTGTTGTAAAAAATTCTAGTTTGACAGGAAACGTTCCATCTGATTTTAGAATGGGTAGTACTCATCCAGATATGGTTACTTCTATTATAGATAAATTAAATGAAATGATAAATTCTCCAGATGGTATTGTTGGTGGAGTAGTTAATAAACTAAAAATGGGATATCAAAAAGTAAAAGAATCATTAGGACCATCATCTGGATTTGGTTGGTTATCAAGATTATTTGAATCAGCTGGAGCTGGACCTTCTGCAATTGGATGGGACAGAACTGGTGGTAATTCTTATGGATATTATCAGATGTCAGAAAAAGCAGGAACTATTCAACAATTTTTAGGAAGTTTTCCTCAATATGGAAAACAATTTTTAGGAATGAATGTTGGAAGTCCAGAATTTAATCAAAAATGGAAACAATTGGGATCAACAGACCCTAATTTTGGTATTACTCAACATCAGTTTATTAAACAAAAATATTTAAGTCCATATCTAGAGAAAATTAAAAGAGATACAGGATTTGATTTAAGTTTAAGATCCCCAGTACTTCAAGAAGTTGTTAATTCTGCTGCAGTACAATATGGCCCAGGAAGTGGAATTATTCCTAAAGCTATTCAAGGTCTACCACAAACAGCAACAGATGAAGAACTTATTAAAAAGATTTATGAATATAAATATGCAAATGTAGCTCAAAACTTTAAAAGTTCAACCCCAGGAATTCAGGCTTCTGTTGCTAATAGAATTCAAAAAGAAGCATCTATGGCTTTAGGTGCACTAGGAAGCGGAGAAGGAGTTAGTCCTCAATCCTTACCAAAAGCTAGACTTGGAGGAGTTATTACAAAAGATGGTGCAATTTATGCTCATGCTGGAGAAATAATTGGACCAATTCAAGATGTTAAAGATTCAATATTAAAAGCTATGTTAACTAAAAAAGATGTTGCAAAAATGCAATCAGATAAAGATTTATTAACATCTAATTTAATAAATGAATCATCTAAAGGTTTTCAGAACGCTGCTTTGGATTCTATGACTAGTAATGGAAAACAGGCGGGTGTCATAATGAGTAATGTTGGTAATATATTATCATCTTCAATGAATAGTTTATCAAGATCAATTTCTTCTGGAGATGGTCAAGGAAACAATCAAGGAAATGATGAAATAGCATCAATTCTTTCTGCAAGATTTGGTTAATAAACAAGGAGATTAAAAATGCCCGGAAAATATGATTTTAGTAAAACAAATCCAAAACAAAAAACTAAACCATCTGAATCTAAATCTTCAACAAAAATAACTTTACCAGATGTTTTAGGCGGTCCACCAGAAGCATCTAATACAGAAGGAATTACAGATAGTATCAGAAAAAATTCAAGACTGACTCTTTTTATTGAACCATGTACAACATCACCAGAAACTAGTGGATTATCATTATTTTCTCTAGTACCAGCTTGGAATAGATACGTAGAACTTTTATCTTCATTGGGTTATACTCCATCATCTTCTCAAAAAACTAAAATTAAAGTTGCAGCTCAAGCTGAATCATTTCCATCTGATTCATTTTCTAATGAATATGGAGAACATTTTTTAAATAGAATGACAGATGTGGCAGGAAGCGCATTTGGTGAAGTTGCTCAAATGATGGGACAAAAAACTGCAACAGGTGCTGCAGCAAAATTAGGATCTGAAATGAAAGAGGGAGCAAAAAGTTTAGGAGGAACAGCTGGAGGTCTTTTAGACAGTCTTGGTGGATATATAGATACTGGAGCAAAATTTGCTCAGAATGGAATTAATAAGTTAAAAGCTGGTGGTGGTAGTATGGGAACAATGGCCTCAGCTATGGATCAATTATTAGCTGGAGCAAGAATTGATTTTCCTCAAGTTTGGAAAAATAGTTCATATAATACAGCTTTTTCATGTACAATTAGATTATATAATCCAAATCCTTCTAGTAAACAAACAACAAAAAAATATGTAATAGGTCCATTGGCTGCTTTATTAACACTAGCCCTGCCACAGTCAACAGAAAATGATTCCTATACATGGCCTTTCTTTTGTAAGGTTATTTGTCCTGGATTATTTGAAATACCAATGGGAGCTATAAGTAATATTACAGTTTTGAAAGGAGGAGATTCTGGTTTAATTGGATATAATCAAATAGTTAATTTAGTTGATGTAAGAATAGATTTTATAAATTTATACTCAACTATGTTATTATCTAGTAATCCTGGAACTAAAAGACCAACTTTGAAAGGTTATTTAAATAATATGTTACAAGGAAGAAAATTATTTAAAATATACAAAGAATATGATTATTTAACTCAATCAGAAGAGGAACTACAAGATATTGAAAATTCAAAAATTGATACTTCTGCAAATGTTGTAGATATTACAACTCCTGTAACATCAAGAGTGGACGCAGCAAAATTAAAAGTAGAACAAACATTAACTTCAGGAAAACAATTTTATGAAAGAATTGTTACATAAAAATTTATTAACAAACTAAATTTTTTATGTAGAATGTGATATAATAAGCTAGGAAGGAATTAAATTGGAATTGAGTTTGGGAGGTTAAAGAATTATACTTTTCTTCAAATTCTGTATCTTTAATTATTTTTAAAAATAAATTATTTATTTCTTGTTTAAAATATACTGTTTTACTGGTTCGTTTAATTGACATTAATTTTTTAACATAACTTGTAGAATCTTTTCCGCAAATTTCGTTTATTGATTTCATATCTCTAAAAAATAATTCAACTATAAATTTAATATCATTTGTTAAGGAAGTATCTTGTAATTTTTTTATAATAATTGTTGCTAAAGATACATTAACTTTTGTTAGGGTTCTAGCTTCATTAAATGCTTTATAATCAGGTTCTTTATAAATGCAAATTTTGGAAGACACTAATTCTGCAATACGATTTCCTCGTTCTAACTCTTGACCAGGAATTTCTTCTCCTGTTTCACTTTCTTTTTTAGTAGAAATACCAAAACCTTCTTCTTGATTCCTATAATATGCTTCCGCAAAACTTTTTAAACTCTGAGCTATTCTTCCTCTTGACTCATATAAAAAATCAGATATTTTTTCAGCATTTAATTCAAGTATAAATTTAGTATATCTTCTTTTCATTTCAGTAGCAAGGTGAAATAAAGCATTAGAAATAGTTTTTTCTCTAGCAAATAAATGACTTGGATTTAAATGGTCTATTGTATAACTAAAAACTTCTGGTTTACAAAAATTTGGAAAAAGTCTTCTAATAAAATTTCCATACTGACGCACCATATGATAAATCATTAAAGTTGAATATGTAGCTTGGTCATTATTTTTTAAAAAATGATACATTAAAATAATTAAAAAATTTGAACCTGGATCAGATTGTAATAATGCATCTTGAGCCTTAGTTCCAACATAAAATCTTTTAATAAAACTTTTAATATCTTTTTCTTTTATTCTAGTTAAATTAAGTAATTCATGATAATGTTTCTGCCAATCAGGAAAATAACAGGGTTCCGTTAAATTATTTAATTCATTTACGGTAACTCTGTTAATATATGTTTTAAGTTTTGCATCTTCAAAAACTGCATTTTGTAAAATAATTTCCATTAGCTATATACCTTAACAGATATAGAATTTACATCAAAATAAATATATTCTGGACCATACTCTAATAATTCAGATTCAGTTAGAGTATTTAAATCATATTCAAAGAAAAGATTTGACTCAGGTTTAATTAAATTACAATTTCTTATTCCAGTAATTTGTTGTACTGTTTTAATAATTTCAGATTGATATAATGTAACATTCTGACCAAATCTGCTAGAGTATTCTGTTAATAATGTATCTTTAACAATATTTGCTAGTTCTATATCAGAACCATAATAAGTTGAATCCTTAAATACTTCAATATCAATTACTAATGGAATTTGATATTCCATCATTATCCATTTATTTCCATTATAAATATATTTTTTTGCTTTATTTGTTACATAGATAATATCATCTGTTATTGGAGTATAGTAATACCAGATAGTTCCACTTGTTGCTATACATTGAGCAATTTGTCCATTTTTATTTGCCCAGGTTCCAGATTCAGTATAACCAATAATATATCTATCATCAATATTTGGAGACGAAGGAGGGGTTATTATTCCAATATCTATACAATCAGTTTTTGTAACAGCATTATATTTCATATTTGTTAATGTTCCAATTGTATTTGTAAATTTAAAATTAGTAAAATCAGTTAACATCCTATAAGATTTAAAATCCATTGTAGACATCATCTCTTGTAAAACATCTAATTCAAAATCTTTTTTAACAATTGAATCATAATATGTTTTTTCTACAACAGGTATATCATAAATAATTGTAGATGTAGAATCAATTTCAACATTTGACATCATAAAATCATTTAAAGCTTTTCTGAATGTAAGTTCTGTAGAATAGGTAGAAATTGGAATACCAGAATTTGTATATATTGTTAATTCTAAATTAACATTACCACTTGGAAATAAAGTATATGGATTAAATGTACAACTAAATTTTTTAGTAATAGAATCATTTGTCATTGAATAAACTAAAGATGTTTCAATAACTCTTAATTCAGCTATACATAAATCATAATCTATTTCTGTAGAGTTATATGATAATTCAAACACAGCAGTATTTCCAATTTTAGAAACATCTAATTTAGAACAAACTATATCATATACTACTCCATAACTTGTAACTAAAATAGGAATAGTTTCAACTTCATACATTATATAATCATAATTTGCTGATTGATTAATTAAATCAATATTTATATCAAAGAGAGTATAATAATCATAAGATCCGATTGTAATTATTGTTTCTCTTGGAATATAAGTTGTTAATGGTGAAACAGAATATTTAACATTTCTTGTTGGAACAATTGTATTTTCTGTAATTGTTTCTCCAGTAATACTAGATATTCTAGTTGTTGTTCCAAATTGTAAAATTGTAAATAATTGAATTTCATTACATTTTACATCAGATCTTTTTAATACAGGAAATGATTTTGCTGCTATTGGTGAGTTACTAATAATTACTCCAGCATTTTTATAATCATACTCAGATACTAAACGATTTAATGCTACTAAATTAGCTATAGCATTGCTTCTAATTTCCTGAATTGATTCTTCATCTTCTCCACCTGTAGCAGGAGATGGATTTGTAACTGTATAATTTAAAATTTTTGTTTTTCCATCATCTATTGTAGAGATTCTATCTCCTGTTTTAATTGATGATGATATAACATTTCCATCAGCGCCTTCAGTAATAAATGCAGAAACTTTTACAGTTGATCCACCTAATGGTTGAACTCCAATTAATCCATTTCCAAAAGTTAATCTTCTTCCATTTACTGTAGTTCTAGAAACAAAACCATAATCTGTAGAAGACATTAAATACACACTATTATATTCAGTGTATAATCTCCATGATGCACTATCTGGATCTTTAATCTCAACAGTTAACGAAGAAACTTTACCATCTAATGGAACATCAATAGTTACAAATTGATATACTTCAGTATCATCATCAATTTGAAATTCTTGAATTATTTCTTTATACTGTCTTATTGGTAAAATAAATGTAAATGATGGAATTGCAGAAGTAGAATCTATACTAACAGGAATACTATATGTTTTTGTAGAATCCTCAATAGCTGTAATTGTAACACTACTATTATTTATAATTGTTAAATCTGTTTCATAATAAGTAACAAACTCGGTATCTCCAGCATAAAATTTAAAACCTTCAGGAATATTAAAATTTACATTAACATCTGTAAATCCAAAAGGAACATTTATTACAACATTAGCCATAGCATAAGTTGCTTCAGAAGAATTATATCCTAGAAATGCAGATAAATTAAAAATGGATTCAGGAAGTTGTGCAGTTGTTAGAAAGAATTCTTTATAACTTGAACTTGTATAAAAAAGAATATTTGATGTAAGAGTTGCAATAGTATCAATCAAAAATGATAAAAATGATCCCTTAACTAAATCAACATTTTCTATCTCAAGATAATACTGCATATATTCAATAATTTGATTTCGAATATTATCTCTTGATAAATAAATTTGATTAGACAAAGTCGTATCTATCTGTGAATTTGTTGTCATTTATTTTTAATATCCTTTTATTATTTCATTTAAATCTTTTTCTATTTGATCTAATGTTGGAAACTTTTGAAAAATATTATACCTTAAAAATTTCCATCCTTCACCTTCAATTCGTTCTTGCCTAAATTTATGATATTGTTTGTGTTCTTCCGAATCAAAATGATACCAACCATCGTATTCTATAGCTATTTTATATTCAGGTATTGCAACATCTATTTCATATCTAAAAATTTTAAATTGATATATACAATTTGAATATAAATTTTTTACCATTTCTCGTAATTCTTTTTCTTCTTTTGAAATTTTTGTAATAAAAGAAGAAACATATTCATGACCACCATTTAACATTCTTTGTCTCATTTTTTCTTTAAATTCATCTGTATGTTTTAGTTTGCTAGAATTTAAACCAATTATACTTTTTGTTTTATCACTATGATGAAATCCAAACATTGGATTATTTTTTCCTAATCTTTTTTCCCTTAGTTTGTTTTTTTGATCTTCTGACCAAAGTTTAAGTTTTTTACCTTTTCTCATTTTACCATTGTTAGATAAAATTTTTTTTCCATTTTCACTATTTGACCAAATTTTAGAAGATATTGAAATTAAATGTTTTGTTTTTTCTGAAATTATTTTTCCAGTATTTCCTTGTCTAATTTTTTCTTTTTTCTCATCTGTACACTTATGTCCTGTATTACCAGTATTTTTATTTTTGATGTTCTCGCATTTATTATGGCTAGAACAACAGCACCATTTACCATTTTTAAATTTAAATTTAGCTTCTTGTCCACAACCATAACAACAAAAATTTATCATACAAAGTATAATCCTGAATTTTGATCAAACAATGAATTTAAATTTCCTCTAATTGTTTCATTTTTTGATAATAATTTTGTCATTGAAATTGATTCTGTAAGATTATGAATTTTTTTATCATAATCATAAAATATTAATGAGTCTGTTACTTGTCTATCAATCTCAATTTCTGTGCGGGATTGCTCCACACTGCAGCTGCATTTCCAAAATGTTCTGTCTCCACTACTTTGTTTTTGAATTCCTGTTATTACAAATAATGCATGAGTATCTTCATCCTGTAAATAATTTTGATATAATTTAATCATGTCATTTGCGTACGGAGTTATACCATATGAACTAGGAATAACAAATCCTGTTTTTCCTTCATTTATTAAACCTACATCTTGAGCATCAAAAATAGTATCTGTTTCTTCAATAAAAAATACAGGAAGAGTTAGAATTTTTTTCCATCTGACTCCAGAATATACACCTATCTTTTCATAATAACCACCCATTAAATTTTCATTATCCCAAACAGTTTCAACAGTATCTATATTATAATATGTAACTAAATAAGCTTGTCCATGTTTCGAATAATAGTCATATAATAGTCGCCAATAATCTACAAAATAATCATTGATTCTATTATAATTTTGCACTTTCTTTTTCCTTAATTTTAATTTGATAATAAACTAGTTTTATTCTTGATTTCTCTAACTTTTTATATAATTCTTTTAAATATGATATGGTTCTTTTTCTGCATCTATTTGGATTTTTATCATACCAACAATCTGTTAATTCTCTTTTAACTTCACCAATAGCTTTTTCAATAGATGCTACATCACATAATTTGTAACACAATCTTTTATCAAGTTCATCAACTTTATTGTGACATGTCATTCCACATCTATAATTAAATAATGTAGCTAATTTGTAAACTCCATAAATTGCTTCACTTCCAGGAACAGGAAGAACAGCAGCCAATTTTGAATATCTTTCAATTTTTCTTAAAATATTTCTTGAACGTTCACCTTCTAAAATTTTATATAATTTTAAAATTTTATCATTAGAAATAGTATTGATAGATTCAATTAATTGATTTCTTTCAAGATTAGAAATCTTTTTTTTAATTGTATCACTGGTATGTATTACATTTAATAAAAGATTTCTAATTTTTTTGACATTCATTAAAATTACTGTCTCTTAGCTTTTGAAAGTTCAACTAAATATGACTGATACTTTGACTGCCATTTAATTAATTCTTTAGAAAGTTTTTGTTTACATTTAACTGGATTAGATGCAGATGTACACTTTCCAATATCTGTTTTAATCTGAGAAATAACTTTTTTGGATGCTTCCATTTTACAAGCCAACTGCGCTTGTTTATTTCCAATATGTTTTCTTATACAAGGATCAGTTAATTTTCTAAAAAGATATAGACCTGCAACAGCACCAGCTGCACCAACAATACCTGCTCTAGTTCCAGCCTTCTGAAGTCTAAAAGATTTTAGTTCACCAGGTGCTTGAAACATCCATTTTGCCCCTCTTTTTATTTTTCCTGGAAGATTTTTTAAATTTTTTCTTCTTCTATAAAGCATCGCACCACCTATACCTGCTGCTCCATATGTAGCTATCTTTTTAGTTTTTGATTCAAAATCTCTTTTCTGTTCTGTTGTAATTTTTTCACCTTCATTAAATAAAAGGCTAATAACTTTATCATAATCCATTTCTCTAATCTTATCATATAAAAGAGTTTTCTGGAAAAAAGAAAGTTTTTTGTCTAGAACCTTACTCTCTTTAACGATTGTCATTAAAACTTCTTTACAAGAAAGTTCGATTAATTTGCTGTCTCTAGTCATAATAGTATTTTAATCCTCCTGATTTTGTTATTTTTTTCATTTCTTCAAACCTTTGTTTATCTCCCATAAAAGCTGCCTGTTTTGAAGCAACCATTTTTATGTCTTGATCTGTTATTTCCCCAGTTATTAAATTTAAATCTCCTTTGATTAGATATATTCTTCTTGAAACAGTACTATATTCAACTTGATATTCTATTTCCAAATTTGATCTAATATTAAAACCTTTTTTTGGAAGAGCAATTGAATATCTTCCTGGTGATTGATTTAATGATTTACATTTTAAAGATTCTACTTCTACAAATCTTTCACCAAAATACTCATATTCTCCTTCAATGGTTTCATCAATAACTTCCTCTGGTAGTCTTACTAATAACTGAGCAGCATATGTATCTTCTTCATCAGATAATTGTCCAATTAAAGCTAGGTACATATATTTTTTAGGATCTACCGGAATAAAAAATAAATGTGTATTATTTTTATGTCGTTTAATTAATAATCCTTTATATTTTTTAACAACAAAATATTTTATAGTTCCATCCATTTTTATGGTAGACTCCTATATCATTTTTAATTTGTTCTTCTTTTAAATAAAGTTCTGATATGTATTTTCATCCAAAGTGAGACTTAAATTATTTTTAGTTCCTGCATAACTTACACTTATTGAAACATTAAAACCTTTTTTATTTTTAAAAAAAGAAACCTCTACATCTTCAACAGTAGCTCTGTCATCATATCTACTTAATGAACTAATTATCTCATCTTTAATACCCTCTTGTGAGACCTCATCTAATGGTTCAAATAAATATAAGTATAAATTACATCCAAATTCAGGATCATGATCCATAGAACCTCTAGGTGTAATTAAAATATTATTCCATGAAGTAAGAATAGCATCTATATCATATAATTTAGTAAAGTCACCATTTGGAGATAACTTGGAAGAATAATCTAATACTCTTCCAGATGATCCAACAGTTGTACTTTTAAATCTATCTAATATATTAGCCATTTTACCTCTTAATATTTTTTTGATTGGATCTGATCTTACTTTCTTGCTCCTTCATAATTTTTTGTTTCTCTTCTTCTAAATCAGATTTCCATTTGATTAAATCATAAAATCTTTTTACTGGCATGAACATAATATCATGATATGGAATTTTCATTAATTCCATTAATGAAAATATATTCTCTGTCAGACTTTTCTTATAACGTATCATATCACTATGAAGAGTACACCATACGAAAAAAGTTGTCGACCAAATCTAATGTTATAATATCTTCAGTACCACAGTGCTGACAAAAAACTTTCATTTTTAAAGAAGTTTCAAATTGACCAAACTCTTCATTAAATTTTTCATGAATTTCTCTTTTATCTTTAGCTGGTAAAGATCTATATGCATCTATTACATCAATTCTAGTATTAATAATTCTTGGTTCAATACTAGCTTCAATATCTTGTTCAAATTTTTCAATAATTAATGTTTCTGTAATTATATCCATTGTTAAACCAGGTCTAGCTGACATATTTTTAATAGATTCCATTTCATCATCTAAAGTTGGTTGTTTAATATAAGCGTAAACTCCAACTGATTTTGGTAGAGTAACTTTAATTCTTTTTGTTAATATATCTTCACCTGGATAAGGATTAAAATTAAAAGTATCTGAAGCTGATACAGTAACCGAGAAATCCTTTTTACAATTTTTACATTTAATATCATAATTTCTTATATCTTCATAAGTTATATGATAAAGACCATAAAGTAAAGTATCTCTATCTTTTAAAGTTACTAATTTTAAGAAATCTTTGTACTCCTTAATTGTATCTGGTTTCTTAACTAATGTTTCATAAATAGATTTGTTTAAATGTTCAATTATTTTAGAAGGTGTCATTAATGAACCTTTTAATCTTTCTTCATCTTGAACGCTTAAACTTCTAGTTGTAAATGATAAATGTGTCTGTGGAGTTATTACCTCGTATTCTGGATATTTTATGTTAAAACCTGTAAATGACATTTTTTAATCCCCTTTCTTTTATTTTCTATTTTTAAAATTATCTTCCTGATGGATTGTATTCTTTAACAGTTGATTTAGAAGCCTTGAAGAATTCAGTATAATCTTTACATTTCTGAAGAACCCATGGTTCTCTCCATGCATAGTCAACGTTAAATTCTATTTCTATATCAAGTCTTCCTACTGTTTCTACATCACTACCAAATAAATCAGATGGATCTTTTGTTGGGAACATACCATCATAGTATGCAAAAAATTCTACTGTTTCTGCATCAGGTGCAGTTGTCCAATAAAACATTGAAGCTCCATAAGCTTTTTTAGTATATCCCTCTCCTTGCTCTCCATCAACCAAATCAGTAACACCTGTTCTATAATCTCGAATTAATTTGAACCATCCAGAGAAAATATCTAAAATAGGTGTTTTATTAAACTCTAAGAATTTTATAGAAACACTATTTCCATAATCAATATTTCCAGGAACCGCAAATTTAACTCCACCCAATCCAGTAAATTCTATCTTATTAAGACTTCCCCCTGGAGGAGTTACACTTAAACAAGAAGCTGAAAGAACATTTGCAATCTCATCAATATTATTTAAACCACTGTTATAAGCATTTGTAAAATTGATAAGTCTTGGTGGTAGATTATCAAAATATATAAAATGATATCCTGTAATATATGGATCTGCTACACCTACTTTTGTTCCACCAAATTTTCTTGTTAACATATTTTGCCCCAATTCAGCAAAACTATAGCGCATAATGATATACCCCCTATTGTATACTTTTAATTTCTTTCAATAATTCTTCTAAAGTTATAGAAGAATTTCCTAATTTTTTTCTATTTTTTTGTAATGTTATTATTTCTAAATTTTTCCAATGTGAAATTATTTTTATATCTACTCCTAATTTAAAACCCTGAATTACTGATAATTTATGATCTATTTCATATCCAAATTTAAATCCTCTTAACTCTAAATTTTTTATTTTATTTCCATATTTTCTAATTGTTTTTCCTGTTTCTTTTACTACTTTATAGCTATATTCTTTATATTTTTTATATTCTTCTAAATATGACCATTTTTTAGGTTCAATTCCCATTTTTATAAAACATTTAAAACTACATAGCATTAAAAAATATAAATTTTTAATAGTAGATTTAAAAGTAGCTTCATATAAATATTCTTCTTCTGGAATAAACCATTTTTTACAACAATCACATTTTACTATAATTTTTCTAGTTTTTTCATCTTCTATTACTTCACCATTTCTATTTTTTATAAAATCTGGATATTTTTTAGATAATTTTTCTAATCCCATTTTTTGAGATTTACTTAATTTTTTACTTCTTTCTAATGAATTAAGTAAACTATTCGGATCTCGCCATTCAGAAAGTTTTTTTAAACTGATCAAATTACAAAATTTTTCATCTCTTGAATCTCTAATTCTTTTAGTAATTTTATCTCTAAAATCTGGTTGTAACCATTTATTTATAATTATTTCTGAATTTCTTTTTCTAATAACTGGACAACTTTCCCACTTTTCACTGCACGAATATTTTCCAAGTTTATACTTATATTGTGCTATTTTTCCACAACCAAATTCACAAAGAATTCCTGTAATATTCTCAATTTTATTAGCTTTAGTTTCTCTACCTGACATGCTATTACTCATTTTTTGTCTTACAGATGGACATGAATTAACATATTTTTCACAACATACTTTATTTTTAAACTTATATTTAGCTAATTGTCCACAACCAAAATGACAAAGTAAATTATCGTAATTTTTAAAACATTGCCCTGTATTTGCTTTTCCATAATTTTTTACAGATAGATTTTTTCTAAAATTATCACATTTAACATGTATATTTGAACAACAAACTTTATTATTAGTAAATCTAAATTTAGCTTTTTTACCGCATCCATATTCACATATTAAATTTTCATTATCATTTAATGGTACAGATATTACTTTTCCTCTTGACATTTTATCTCTTTAAAATTTTTTCTTATTATATATTTGTTCTGATTTTTAAGTAATTCTATTTTTTATTTGATTGACAAATTCTTTATTCCATTGTCCATCAAAATATAAAGCTGAATCATCAATATAAGCTAAAGCTGGTAATTTTTCTGCAGTCATACCATCCACTTCAATTTCATATTTTTTCAACCAATCTTTAATTAAGATTTTTTGTTTTTCAACATTTTCTTTTCCATTAGCAGTTTCACTCAATCTGCAAGTAAAAATTACTATTTCATAACCATTTTCTCTGAGAATTTTAATAACTTCTTTTACTCCATCAAATGGTTCATCATATATAGATCCGTCTTTCCAACCTTCTGAATATTTATGAATAGTTCTGTCAAAATCAATCATAATTCTTTCAACATCTGGATTATAATTTTCTCCGACTATATTTTCTGGATATACTACGGGTAAAGGTTTTTTATTAGCTTTATTTGGAAAAGAATCTATTGCGAAACCACCAACTGACTCGGTTTCATTATCTTCGCTTAACCACTTTAAATACTTTTTAAGCATTCATTCTCTCCATGAGTAAAATAATGGTAATTTATATTTTGTTCTATATTTTCCTGAACTTATCAAATGTTTTTAGAAACTTCCGAATTTAAATTTAGTTATTTAATTAGTTACTACATATATTATTTAATGAAATAATAAAAATTTATTGAAAGGAAAAACAATGAACGATTTAGAAAGTAAATTAAATAGAATAAAAGATATAGAAAATAAATTTAATGCTTTAAAAGGTGATGATCTTATTTTTTTCTTGTTGGATCATATTTTTATAATAGAAAAAATAGAAGTGCCAAAATCAAAATTTAAAAGAATTTGGCATAAATTTTCATTTGGAAATAGAACTATGTATTCTTATTTAACAAAAAATAATATAAAATTGTATTTTGATAAAGATAATCTATTTAAAAAACTATTCAATAAAGAATACGCTCTTAATTTTTTGAAGATAATTAGAGAAAGTAAATTGGTTTGTTGTATGAATATTTATTCTGATTATGACTATACTTGGATTATGAAATTAACATTTGATGGAATTAATAATCATAAACCAATAATTGAAATTGAAAATGAAGATTTAATTCTTTTAATTTTTAAAACATATTATCTTTTTTTATTGAAAAAATTAGAATTAAAATTAAAGAAAGAGAAAAATGACAAAATTTCAGAAATTAATTAATTTTATAAATACTCATTCAATTGGAGAAATAATAACCAGAAAAGAAATTATTAAAGAAATAGAAACTACAGGTGAAAAATATACAATTGATATATACAGAAGAACACTAACAAGAGAGAATTATCTAGAAAGAATTGGACAAGGAAAATATAAACTAATTAAGAAAATACCACAAACATTAATAAGTACAGCAAATGGTTTTCATGAGGATCAAATTTCAAAAGTTTTAAAAGAATTTAATAAAGCTATTATTCAATCAGAAAGAGGAGAAGAATCATGATAGTAAGAGAAGATGCAAGTTTTCCTTGTTTATTTTGTACTAAAAGTTTATTTTGTACTAAAGAAGATTCAAGCGAAATTAAAAAATGTAAAAGTTTTGTATATAATTATGATTGTTTTGGAACTTTAGAAATTGAATCATATGATCAAGAAGATAATATTTTGCTTGAAGAAGTTAATAAAAGTTTAATTGAAGACGAAGATAATAGTTGGTATGAAAAAATTATTAGAAAGTCGATTGAAGGCGAAAATTATAGAAGATATGGTATATAAAGAAATAAAATCTTTAAAAAGTTTTTTATAAAAAGGAATATTAATGTTTAATTTTTGTAAACATAAGCTAGGAAAAGTTGAAAAAGATGGATTTCAATATTGTATAAATTGTGGAAAAGCTTTTAGAGAACCACCATGTACTAATCATAAATGGATATTAATTGAACAGTATAGAATAACAAATAGAAATTATTATTATCAAGAAGTGGTAAAATCAATAATTTATGTTAATAAATGCACTATTTGTGGAAAAATAGATAGAGTAGAAATTGACTAATATTAGGGAAAAACTATGACTGCAGAAGAAATTATTTTAAAACTTCAAGATTTAGGTTATGAATCATATCTTGTTGGTGGTTATGTTAGAGATATGATTCTAGGGATTAAATGTAAAGATAAAGATGTAGTAACTTCAGCTGAACCAGATAAATTAATTGAAATTTTTAAAGATCAAGAAATAAAAACATTTGGTAAAAGTTTTCTGGTTACTTTTATTGATGGTATTGAAGTTGCAACATTCAGAACAGATTCTTATAATGGACTAAATGATAAAAATGTACAAATTAAAGTTTCTAAATCAGCTGAAGAGGATGTAAAAAGAAGGGATTTTACAATTAATTCTTTACTATATGATCCAACTTCAAAAAAGATTATTGATTATGTAAATGGTCAAGAAGATCTTCAAAAGAGAATCATAAGATTTAATGGAGAACCAGAAAAGAGAATCTGGGAAGATCCAAATAGAATCATAAGAGCTTGTAGATTTTTAGCAAAAATTGATGGATACTTTTCAGATGATACATTTGAATCTTTGAAAAAATATTCTGATTATATTAAGTCTTATATTAGTCCAGAAAGAATAAGACTTGAAGTATTAAAAGCTATGTCAGTAAAAAAGGCTTCCATATTCTTTAGATCTCTTTATGATATTAATGCATTAAAATATGTTTTTCCAAGTTTAAATTTAGCATATTTGCACCCAGGTGGTCCATATCATATAGAAGATGTATTTGATCACTGTATGATGGCAGGCGATCATTGTCATACAAAAGATCCATTAATCAAATTAGCTGCCTATCTTCATGATATAGGAAAACCAATCTCTGCAAGAACTAACCCAAAAACAAAAGATATTTGGTTTGAGGGTCATGAGGAAACAGGATGTGAAGAAGCAAAATTTGAATTAGGAAATTTAAGGTTTAGTTATGAAGAGATTAATTTAATCTCTAATTTAATATTATTGCATATGAGAGTCTCCAGTGAAAGAACTGGTCCAAAGGGTGTAAGGAGAACTCTCAAATCATTAAATGATTGTAATATTCCATACCAAAGTCTAATTAGAGTTGCAATTTGTGATAAGATGGGTGGTTTAAAAAGTAGAGAATATTATAAACTAAGAGATATCTATAACTTAACAAAATGTTTTAGAGATCAGGCTAATAGAAAAGACCCTGTTAATCAATTTCGAGATTTAAAAATAGATGGTTATGAGATTATGGAATTAACAGGATTAAAACCAGGAAAAGAAGTTGGTGATGTTTTGAAGTATTTATTGGAATGTGTTTTAGATGAACCTGAATTAAATGATAAAGAAAAATTAACTAATCTAGTTAAGGAACTTGAAATATGACTAAATATAAATATAAAGTTGTAGATCATAATAGAGAAAGTATTATAGTTAGGGATCTTAAATTTATATTAAAATATGAAAAAGGATCTATTATAAAAGGTAAAGATGATAGTTTGGGTGTATTTTGTTTCAAAACAAAAAGAGATGCTACACATTTTGCAAATAACTTTACAACATCTAGAATTTTAAGGGTTGTTCCATTAAAAAGAGGAAAAAGTCCAAAAAAATAGGCTTGGATACCCACAACCTAGAAAATTTTTATAGAAGAAAAATGAATACAAAAATTTCTTATGGTGGACCAGAAGGTACAATTTGCTATCCAGAAGTATTGGTAATTGATTAAAGGGGAAACTTAAAATATGATAAGATATAAAGTTGTTAATAAAAATAGAGAAAGTATAATAGTTAAAGGTAGTGAGTATTATTTAAAATATGAAACAGGATCGACTGTAAAAGCAAAAGATAATACTTTGGGAATCTTTTGTTTTAAAAGAAAAAAAGATGCTAAAAATTTTGTGGTACCTGGCGATAAAATTTTAAGAGTAATTCCATTAAAAAGAGGAAATATACCAGAATGTATAGCTATATCATCTAAAAATATCAGTTTTGAAACTTCTATAAAATATTTTTATGAAGGAAATAGAGATATTTATAGAATAGCTGTAGTTCCACAAGGAACAATTTGTTATCCAGAAGTATTTGTAGTAGATTAAAGGAAAGGAAAGGAAAGAATGAAAAAAGAATTACTACCAAAAGAAACAATTGAAAAGGTTCATAGATGTATGCGAAATACATGGGATGCAATTTCAAGTGATATCTTTCAATGTGAAGGAGTTGGTGAGTCAATTCCGCAAAGAGAAGTTATAGAAGTTGTTTTAGATGCAGATTACATGGAAACTCATGGTGGTTTTAAAAAAGAAGAATTATTAGAATTTAGAGATCTTCCATATAAAGATCAAATTAAAATTGCAAAAGAAGTATTTACCTTTAAGAGGTATTCATAATGGATGATTTTAAAATTATAACTAAACCATGTGTTGGTTGTGGATTTTGTTGTATTAAAACTAAATGTGCAGCTGGTTTAAGACTTTTTGGATCATCTGATATTTGTAAAGCATTAAATTGGTCAGAAGAAGAAAATAGATATTTTTGTAAATTAATGCAAATACCAGGAAAGATGGGGACTTCATATAGAGAAGAATTATATGTAGGTGCTGGTTGTTGTTGTGGTTTAAATTCTTGGAGACAAGACATAAAAAATAGAACAGTAATAAAAGAAGAAAATAAAAATTTAGATCCATTATTTCAAAAATTTTTACATTGTTTAGGAAGAGAATTTATATCAGGTGATATAATGTATCTAGCTTTATCTACTCTAGAAGATGAACTTATAAAAGACGGAATGGAAAAAGCAGAAATAGAAAATATTTGTAAATTAATTGTACATAATTTTAAAAATTCAAGATCAAGATTTAATGAAGCTTTTATGGGGTAAATAATGAAGGAATATCATAAAATACAATCATTGTTTAAAAGAGATAACTCAAAAAGATTAATTGTTGGTGATTATTCTATACCTGAATTTAGATATTTACAAAATAATATTTGGAATTTTACTGAAAAAATAAATGGTACTAATATTTGTATTAAATGGAATAATAATTGTATATCTTTTGGAAATCCAGGAAGTCAAATTCCAGTTCCATTGATAAATTATTGTGGTGAAAAAGTTTTTTCAAAAATTGATTTATTTGAAGAAATGTTTAAAGATAAAGAAGTTGAGATGTATTTTGAAGGTTATGGAAAAGGGATCCAAGAAAATGATGGATCAAGATATCTTCCAAATGGAGTTTCAATAATTCTAATTGATATTAATATTGATGGATGGTGGCTAAATAATATTTCTAAACAAATGATTGCAAAAAAATTTAATTTTAATATTGTTCCAAATATTGGAAGCGGAACTTTAAAAGAAATGCTTGAAATTGTAAAAAATGGATTTATATCAAATCTTGCAAATCTTCCAGCAGAGGGAATTGTTGCAAAACCAGAAGAAGAGTTATATACAAGATCTGGTGAAAGAATTATTACTAAATTAAAATACTTAGATTTTCCGCCAGAAGAAAGAGGAAAACTAAAATTTTGAGGTAAATATATGAACTTTCTATACTTTCTGGTAATTTTGATAGTTCCGTTTTGTATAGTTGCTGCAGGTGTTATATATTCAACTAAAAATCAAAAAAATAGATTTGGAATAAATATAAGACAAATTACAATTAAAGAATTTTTAATTCTAATTTCAGTTTCAATAATCATAGCGGCACTTTCAATAGTTTTTATTTATCACCAAAATGTGACGCATGATGAGATCTGGAATGGTTTAGTTACAAAAAAAGTAAGAGAAAAAGTTTCTTGTGAACATAGCTACTCATGTAATTGTAGAGAATCTTGTTCTGGTTCTGGAAAGAATAGATCATGCAGTACAACATGTGATACCTGTTATGAACATCCTTATGATTTTTCGTATAGAGTTCATGATAATACGGGTGAAAGATTTACAATTGATAGAATAGATAGACAAGGTTTAAAAACTCCTCAAAGATTTGATCAAGTTAAAATTGGAGAACCAACATCAAGTAAACATGAATATAAAGACTATGTTAAGGCGTCAAAGGGAAACTTATTTAGTAAAGAAGCTAAATATGAAGGTTTTAAAATACCAGAATATCCTTTTGGGATTTATGACTATTACAGATTAGATAGATTTATTGTAAGTGAGGTTCCAATAAAAAATATTGGTGAATTACAAACTAATTTATCTGAAATGAATGGAAGAATTAGTCCTGCAAAACAATGTAATATAATCATAAACTTGGTAAAGAAACAAAATCCAAATTATATTTATGCACTTGACCAAAAATGGAGAGGAGGAAATAAAAACGACATAATTATTGTAATTTCAGTTGATGAAACAAATAAAAAAATTGAATGGGTAAATGTAATTTGTTTGGCTAATAGTGACATATTTAGAGTTAAATTAAGAGATTCAATTATGTCTATCGGAACATTGGATATGCCAAAAATATATTCAGAAATAGAAAGTAATGTAAGGGTAAATTATCAAAGAAAAAGGATGAGAGATTTTGAATATTTGTCAGCTAGTATAGCACCAACAGAAGGTCAGCTATTAGTGGCAACTATAATAAACTCAATTATTTGTTTCTTTTTAACACTATATTTTTATAAAAACTAAGTATTTTGGAGGAAAAAAAGAATGAAGACTGGAATGAAAATCTTTATGGTATTTGCAGTGATTATTTTGGTCCTTGCAATTGGTTCTTGTTCAGCAATCATTGGTATAAATAATGACATGGTAAAACAAGAACAGATCATTAAAGCACAATATGACCAGAATAGAAATAACTATGATAACTTCTTTAAAAAGGTTAAGGAAGTTGCCCAGGTACCTGATATGTATACTGAAGATATGAAAAAGGTGTACAATAGTGCTATTTCTGCTAGATATGGCGCAGAAGGATCAAAAGCAATGTTTCAGTTTATCAAGGAACATAATCCAAACTTTGATTCAAGTCTCTATGTTAAAATTCAACAAGTAATTGAAGCTGGAAGAAATGATTTTGAGATGAATCAAAAAATGTTGATTGATAAAAAGAGAGTCTATGAGACAATGTTGGGAATTTTTCCAAGAAGTATTATTGCAAGTATGTTGGGATTCCCAAAGATTGATCTTTCTAAAATGACAATTATTACATCAACAGAAACTGAAAAAGCTTTTGAAGAAAAAAAGGCTGCACCTATAAAACTAAGATAACAAAATAAAAGGTATTATTTAAAGCATATATGGTCCTTATTAAATCAAAATACCATTCGCTTAAAGAAAGGAAATTTTTATGCAGACATTTATTAGTTTATTCAAAGCATTACCAATTACAAAAAATGGAAAAAAAGAAGCAAATAAAAAACTTCTCAAAGAAACAATTAAAAGTGGATTTATTTATGCACCAGAAGTAATTTATAACTATGATACAGATTTTTTAATTAAAATAATTCCCATGATTGAAGAAACAATTGGATTTAATTCAAGAAAGATAAACAACACCTTTCATAAATCATGGAGAAAAATAAAAGAAACAAATATTGAAGTTTTAGTAATTGAGCAAATAATGCATTACATAACTACATATGGATTTGAGGCTCTTGGTGTATATGATAATAATTCAGTTTATATTCCATGTGAAAAATTAGAACTTCCAAGAATCAATTTAGATAAAATTCCCTTGACAGTTATTAAGGGATACACTATAGAAGAATTAAAAGAAAAAGTTTTTGCAGTTCTAAAGTCTGGAATCGCTTTAAAAGATGATACAAAAATTGGCATGGTTAATCTTATTAAACAACTTTTTAATTTTTCTGAAGATGAGTTGGTTCAAATTAAAAATAAAGAAGTTAGAGTTGTTCTATATGATAGTCTAAATAAAATTCCAAAGAATCCTATTGAATTCCTAAGATTTGTAATATTTAAATCTATTGGGAGAACGTTGTTGATTAAAGATCCAAATACAATTTCAGAAATAAAAGTATCAATGACAATCACCAAAGATATTGTTTACAAATTATTTAAAAAATATGATAAAGAATTTGGTATTGAACATCTTGGCGAGATTTTCTACAGATTTAAACCTTTATTTCTAGCATTTAAAAGAAGTGAAGAAATGAATAACATAATTAATAGAATCAGAAGACTTGCAGTACGTTTTCATAAACCGATGCCAGAAGATTTTCTAAACAGTGTAACATCTAAAATTAAAAATGATACTCTAGATTTAGAAATTCTTGAAAAAGAATTAAAAAAAGTAAATGTCTTTAGAAAAATAAGACTTGTATATTCAGTAAAGTTTAGAGAATCTGAACCAAGTTATATATTGTATAGAATTAGAAATGGAAAAAATTTTGTTACAGATTTTAATGAATTAAGTTCTAAAAAACATCAAGATGCATTGAACATTATTCTAAAATCTATAAGTGAAAATCTCCGACAAAAGGTTGCAGGAAAGAATATTTATATTCCAAAAAATATTACATATTCATTACCTGCAACAGAAAAACAATTTGTTGGAAATTTTCCATCTGGAACCTGTATTAGTGTTCCAAATAATATGATTTTTGGTATTCATTGGAATGATGTTGGAGAAAATAGAATTGATCTAGATCTCTCTTTGATTAATCATCTTGGAGACAAAATAGGATGGGATGGACGTTACAGGAATCAGAATTTAACTGTTTTATTTTCTGGAGATATGACCTCTGCAACTCCTCCAAATGGTGCTACAGAATTATTTCATGTAAATAAAAATAGTTCCATATGTTCAATTATGTTTGTCAACTATTATAATTTTAACGAAAAGGTTGAGGTTCCATTCAAAATAATTGTTGGAAGAGATGTAAGAGAAAATCTTTCCAGAAATTATATGATTAGTCCAAATAACGTTATCTCGTCCGACAGTGCTAAAATTTCAACTCGTCAGAAAATTATTGGGTTGATGGTTACTAACGAGAAAGAGTGTAAATTCTATTATGTTGAAACCTCATTTGGGGATTCAATAACATCAAGAGCAACAAAATCAACCAATAAAATTAGACAGTTTCTTTTTGACTTTAATTTTGGTAGTATAACATTAAATGAGGTTTTAGAGAAATCTGGAGCAATATTGGTTGACTCAAAAGAAGATTGTGATATTGATCTTTCACCTGAAAGTTTAGAGAAAGATACAATAATAAATCTGATTAGCTAAGTTTAAGATATCCGCATTAGATATTAGTTTGTCTAATGCGGATATTATTTTAATAAAAAGAAAGGTAATAAGAATTGATTCAACTTCCAAACTCCTTTAAATTAATTTTTAGATGTTTAGCTGGATCACATCTATATGGCACAAATACACCACAATCAGATATTGATGAACGAGGTGTTTTTATTGCAGATGAAACATATTTTTATGGGTTCTTAAATAGAGTAGAGCAATTTGAAGATAAGAAAAATGATATAACATATTTTGAAATTAGAAAATTTATGCAGTTAGCAATGGAAAATAACCCAAATATTATTGAACTTTTATTTGTTCCAAAAGATAAATGGCTACAGAACTCAGTAGACTGGTTACAAATTTCAAAAAATAGAGACTTATTTGTTTCTAAAAAGTCTAAATTTACATTTTCAGGTTATGCTCATTCTCAATTTAATAGAATTAAACTACATAGATCTTGGTTACTAAATCCTCCAACTAAAAAACCAAAAAGATCTGATTATGGTTTATCTGAATCTAAATCTGATTTAACAAAAGATCAAATTGGTGCTTTAAATGTATTAGTTGCAATGAAGTTAGAGAATGTTAAAGAGTTTCATCCTCTAAAAGAACAACTAGAACAAATGCAAGAGACTTATGATTTTAAAGCTCTTTGCAAACAATTTCCAAATTTAGACAAAGAAGCAACTCAAGCAATTTTACCTATTTCTGATCAATTTATAGAAATTCTTCAAAAAGAAAATTCTTATGCAATGGCAGAAAGATATTTTAATCAGTATGAAAATTGGAAAAAGAATAGAAATCCAGAAAGAGCAAAACTAGAAGAAAAATATGGATTTGATACAAAACATGGTTCACATTTAGTAAGATTAATTACTGAAGGCGAAGAATTATTAACAACAGGAAAAATAACATTTCCAAGACCAGATGCAAAATTCTTACTTGAAATTAAAAATGGCACTTATAAATATGAAGAAATTTCAAATCTTCTAGAATCATTTGATTTAAAATTTAATGAACTATATGAGAAGTCTGTTCTTCCACATACAGCAAATAAAGTTGCAATTGATAAACTTTGTCAAAAAATTACAAAAAGATTTCTTTTATCTAAGGAGACAAAATGTCAATTGGATTAATTGAAGAAAAAAAATTAATCTTTAGAAATATTTTTGATGATATCTTATATACTTTAGATACTAATTATATTTTTCAATTTAGTAGAGAATGTTCTACTAAATTAAAGATAATGAATAAAGAATTAATTAATGATAACAATATATAATAGTAATACTAAAAAATTCATTAGTTCGGAAGGTTTAAAATGTATTAATAATCATGGTCCATTTCCAAATTTTTCTAGTGAATCTTATACAAGATATTATTTAAAACTTTTAAGAAAAATTAATCAATCAAAATATATTTTTAGATGTACAATATGTAAAGAAGTATTTGTAGTTATAATTAAACCACCAAATTTTTTATGTCCTGATTGTTTTACTAAGCCTAATTCTAAAATGAATCTTAGTTGTGATACATGTAATACAACTGGAATTTTAAACTGGTTAGAAAAAATTTTTGGTAAAAAAGAATCTTCATCTTACACGCTTATAAAGGCTAGAATGATTAATGTTAATAAAAAGAGATTTTGTAACTAACTCAAGTTCAACTTCATATATTTTTGTTTTTAGAGGAAGAGAATTAAATGATCTTTATTCAGTTATGAAAGATAACTGGAGATCTTTTGAATTTATTGATGAAATTTATAATGTAAATGTATATGAGGTTATTAAAATTATAAATGAAAAAGATTATGTTAAAGTAATAGATATTAACGATAAAATTAAAGAAATAGAAAAAAATATAATTACTTATAAAAGATTGATTAAAGATGAAAGAGATAAATCATCGATATATTTAGAATATTATAAAGATGAAATTGAGAAAGATGAAAAACTAATTGAACTTTTGAAATATAAAGAGAGAAAGGGTTTTAAATCTATAAGTACCTGTGGATTTTCAGATCATAATGGAAATTTATCTGAATGTAAAATGAGATATGAAAGAATTAAAATTGATAATGATAAATTAGTAGTTTTAGTTACTGGGAATGAATAAAATATTTCTGAAAGGTATTATAATGATTTTTACTAAGAAGATTGAGACTGAGAAGTATATTATTTTGTTTAATGGTTTTAATGGTTTTGAAGTTCTGTCTGGTATTCATGGAAATCCAGATCCATTTGTTCTGAATTCTCCTAGTATGATTGATATTGGTATTATGGGCCATTGCTTAAATAATTGTAAAATTTGCTATCAGGGCGATGTCAATGAACCAAATATGAAATTAGAAGATTTTAAATCAATTATCGATCAATGTAAATCTCATATTAATCAGGTCGCTTTAGGTGGAAAGGGTGACCCAAATAAACATGAAAATTTTAAAGAAATTCTTGAATATTGCAGAAAGAATAATGTAATTCCAAATTATACTACATCTGGTAATGGTTTAACAGATGAAGAAGTTGAAATTAGTAAACTATGTGGCGCTGTTGCAGTTTCAAATTATGATAAAGATTTTACTTATAATGCATTAAATAAATTCATTAAAGAAGAAATTAAAACTAATATTCATTTTGTAGTTTCAAATGAAACTTTTTTTAACTCAATTAAAATCTTAAAAGGTGAAGATATATGGAATGAAAAATTTCCTATTGATAAATTAAATGCTGTAGTATTTCTTTTATTTAAACCACAAGGAAATGGTGCAGATAAAAAATATCTATGTTTAAATAATGATCAAATAAAAGAGTTTGCAAATCACCTTCTTGATCCAAAGTCAAAATTTAAAATTGGTTGTGATTCATGTATGATTAACAAGGTTAGTCAAGTAAGAGATTTGACCGAAAATGAAAAAACTTGTGTTGATACATGTGAAGGTTCAAGAATGAGTTGTTATATTTCTCCAGATATGATGTTTATGCCATGCTCTTTTGGAGATAAATACAAATATGGTTTGAAAATTACAAAAGAAACACCAATTCAAAAAATTTGGGATGATGGTTCATCTTTTCAAATGTTTAGAAATAAACTAAACAATAATCCAATGTCTTGTCCATATGAATTGTAATAAAGAAAGAAGATTAAATGAGTGCTATTAATCATTTTCTAGAACTAAAATGTGCAGGAGATGTTTTAAATTCAGTATATCCATTTCTTGAACCTGAAAAAGAAATTACTGAATCTATGTCTATAATTAAAAGGATTAAAAAGATTTTAGTTACAAATCCTAATAAATATAATATTTTTGATTTGTGTTCAGGTAATTGTGTTACTTCTTCTTTAATAGCACATTTATTTAAAGTCAAAAATGTAGTTGCAATTGATAATAAAGATAGAGATAGACAAGGATTTTCTAAAATCAGAGGTTTTAGTAGAATAAAGTTAGATATAATAAAAGAAAAAGATATTTTAATTAAAACAATAAACGAAAATAATCCTTCTATAATTGTATCAGTTCATCCTTGTGATGAACTAGCTATTGCAATTATTGATATTTATAAAAAATCAGGGGCAGATTATTTAATTATGATGCCCTGTTGTGAAGGAAATAAATCAGAAAAATATCCATCTTTTATTGTAGATAAGTTAAGTCCATATGAATTATGGTGTTTAGATCTTTGTAAGTTATCTAATGGTAATGGTCAATTTGATAAACAGTGCAAATCTGAAAAAAATATCGTAATAGTTTGTAATAAGGATAAGAAGTTCAATGAAATTCAAGAATGATTTTGTAACAAATTCAAGTAGTTGCTCATTTATAATTCAAAAAGAATATTTAAGTCCAAATCAAATTAAAAAAATTGAAAATCACTTATATTATGCTACAAGAATGGGAATGGGTCAATATGCAGAAGAAGACAAATGGTATATTGAAGATTTGGGAGAAGCATTAAAATTATCTACATTTTTAGATAATTTTAATATGCGTGAATTTTTAGAATTAATTCACGTTGATGAAAAAAAGATTAAGTGGAGCGATCATTGAAAAGAAAAACAGATTTTGTAACCAATTCAAGCAGCGCTTGTTTTATTATAGGTCATACAAATAGAAATGAAAAATTAGGAAAAATAAAAATTGAGATTGAGATTGATCTAGATAGATATGTTAGTGATAAAATTAGAGATATTGATCAATTAAAACAAAATTTTAAAGATTACACAGATTTTGAAAAAATGAAGAATGTTATAAATAGTAACGGAGAAATTTTATTAATTGAGGCTTCTTCAGAATCAGATGATCCTCTTGAGATTTTTATGGTAAATAATGGAATTAATAAATTAAATTTTGGAAAAGATTTTGAAGTTATAATTGGTGATGGCGGTTATTAATGAAAATAAAGTATGATTTCGTAACTAATTCAAGTTCAACAAGCTTCATAGTTTTATTTCCAAAAAAGATTGAGTCTATAGATGATGTAAGTCCTTATATGGCTTTAGAAAAAGCAAAACAGGTTTTTAGAGATTCAATGGAACAAATTCCAATAGAAATAGATCTTAGTAAAACTTTTGCTGATGTTAATTTTATGGATTTAGTTGAATCAATTTTATTAGATAGATTTGATCCTGATTTTGTTAATTCTATTATTGAAGAAATAAAAGAAAAAAGTGCAAATTTTTATCCTAGTCTAATAATTCCAGTTGCACAAGTTGATTATATTGTAATGAAAATAATAAAACATTTTTCTGATAATTATACAACTTTAAGAGTCTCAGATGATGATTTAAAAGATTTTATTTTAGAAAATAAAAAAGGTTTTATATATACTTTTTGTTATTCAGATGAAGGTGGGGGGTTTTTTAGCGACATGGAACACGGTGGCACTTTTAATCAACTTCCAAATTTAGAAAATAGTGAACATTAATATGAAAGTAAAAACAGATTTTATAACTAATTCATCAAGTGCCTCATTTATTTTATATGTAAATTGTGAAGCAAAAACTTTAAATGAATTTATTAAATTGTGGAATAAATATATAGATTATTATATAGAAATTAATTCTGAAAGTTTAGATAAAAAAGTTGAAAAATATAAGGATGCTACTAAAAAACACATAAAAAGCAAAAAAGAATTAGAAGAAAAAATTGAGAAAGGAGAAGCGGATAAGAGAGACGAATTATTTTATGATTTGATATATAAACATTTTGATGAAAAAGCTAGTTTATTAGCTACAGATGACCAAATAAAAAGAACGTTATTAGGAGAAATGAATTTTGATATAAAGTTTGAAAATTTCTTTACTGTTACTCATGATACAAGTATGTATAATGATTTTTTTCAAGATGTTCCAGATTGGATGCTATACTTAATTTATAGAGAAACAAATTTAAAAAAGTTTGACATCAATAAAGTAAAAATTGAAGTGGTTGATACGCACTAAGAGGAGATTTTATACATTTTTATGAGAAGAAAGTTAGATTTTGTTACAAACTCAAGTACAACATCTTTTATTGGATGGGGAGTTGAAATAGAAAATAGTAATATTTTTAAAAATGAATTATTTTTAAAGAGATGTTTTGAAAACTACAAAACAAGTAAATATTATGATGTATCTATTAATTATGAAAAATTTATAGAAGACAAAAAAAATCTAAGATATAATATTTCAGATAATTTTTATAGTACGATTCTTAATTTTTCTTTTGGTTGTTATGGTTCTGATTATATTATGATTGCTGCATCACCTGTAAATATGCAAGATAATCAAACACTGGGAGATTTTAAGAAAGAAATTATTTCAGAACTTGCAAGTTATGGAATTATTGTAAAAGAGAACGAATTAGCATTTATAGAAGAAGCTTGGAGAGATGGATAAACTTTTATGGGAACTGAATCAGACGCTATTAGAAATGTTAGGGTAAAGATTTCTCCTAAAGGAAAGATTATATTACTAATTGGTACTGCATTATGTGAATTAACAGAAGGCCAAGTTAATCTTCTAATTGAAAAACTAACTTCAGCAAAAAATGATGCAAAAGAATATAAAGAAGCTTATTTTAAAATTGATGCAATAGATAAAATATATAATGGGATAGGTGTTGAGATACCTCCCGGAAAATAAATATTACGGTAAAAATGGAGTTAAGCTTTAGTTATAGCTTAACTCCATTTTTATTATTTTTTTGTATAAATTATTTATTTAACATAAAAGTTTAATTTAATTTGCTCTGTAGTACGTGTAGGTTCTAAAATAATATTTGAATGGAAGGTTTTTGTTTTTCTTTCATATGCAGTTGCAGATGTGTCTGTACTATATGAGTATAAACCTCTTCTTCTTTTAACATCTTCAAGAAATCCTACTATTTCATTATTAAATTTATTCCATGTAATTTGGTCATTCATTTCGAATATATAAAATTTAGCAAAATTCTCAAGACTTCTCTTACAATATAAAACTAATCGAACTATATTTAAATCTTGCATTGCAGAAGCTTTAGCTTGACTTGTTAACTGGGACCAAACAACATAACCAGAACTAAACTTAACAATATCATTAAGTTGTGTTAAATAAAAACCATCTCTCTGACCAACCTTAGCATTATATCTTAATTCTTTAATTGTATCTATTGAAGCTCTATTAAATCCTGCAGCAGCATTCCATAATTCACTAACACTATCATTTCTAGGAAGAATATAAGACATATGGTAAATTGGACTAACCCAAATATCCTGCCCTGTAAAGATATCATACACTTTATTATAACATTCATAAATAGCAGTATAGTAGTTATTAAATGTATTAGTATTATTTCTAGCAGAAATTGCTAAGTTATATGTTGCATTATCACCATTATCAATAATAGCAACACAATCTCTTCTGGTTTGTACTAGAGTTGAAATTTGTGATTTAACACTTGCAGGATAACCAGCATCAAAAACCATACTAAAATAAACATTTTCTGTATCGGTAATTAAATCTTCAACTAATCCAGTAATTGGATTTATTAATGTTCCTGCATATGCTTCTGCTAAAACTTGGGTTGCAACCGTAGTATCCAAACTTCCAACTGAATCTAGAAGTGTACCATCTGTTCCTTTCTTAAATGGAACTGGTGTTGAAGAAATAAATGCATCAGTTATTGAAGTATTAGATTTTTTAATTTCATAAGTAATTATACTTGAATTATCAAATAATGTAATATCTCCTATCCATCCTCTTGATGCAGTAGATAAATTTCTTCCGTCCCAAACATTGATTCTATCATTATCTGTTCCTGTAGCCTGACCTAACCAGCCATAAATGGAATTACCTTTTGCATCTTTTGCAATTACCATGTATGTTGCATTACCTGTTTCACCACTATTTTCCCAATCTGTGAATAATTGTTTGTTATCAATTATTTCTGCTGAAGCTGCGGTTTCAACAATAGAAACGGTACCAATATCTTTATCATAAATTCTACTAACAAGATTATAACCACTAGTGTAATCTCCACTAGCTAAAACCATTTCACATCTAAGAATTGAAGAGTATGTTTCTAAAATATAAGCAATAAAAATTGAATCTCCAGATCTATCAACTGCTTTTGGATCAAAAGAAACCTCAAATGATTCTATAATTACATCATCACCATCTGATTGTTTTTCATAAATATCTAATACATAAACCCCATTAACCATTGGATTAGAGTATTCTGTTAATCTAATAGAAATTGCATTGTAATATTCACCTCTTCCTATTGGATATAACATACATAATGGAAAAGTAGTTCCTGCAGTTGCTAAACCCGTTTTGATTTCATCAATTGTGTTTAAACTATCAACATAACTAATTGAAATTGCTGCAGTGGAATCAGCTGGAGCTAAACTAGCATCTATTCTAATACAAGCGAATGTAGCATCATCTGGTAAACATCTCATAAAATAAAGAGCACCAGATTCACCTAAAAAGTTATATGCTTCATATAATCCCTGTCCATAATTTTTTCCGTAATCATTGATGTTTGGTTCACCCCATCCTGAAATTAACTCAGAACGACTCCCTACAAAGCTAAATTGATTATCTTTTCCTTTTTTAGTTAGAGCCATTAAACAACCAATTGTACTAGGTACAGATTGAACATAATCAGATATATCAATTATTTTACTATAAACACCAGGACTTACATTCATTTTATTTATTCCTATTTCTATTTTTTTATTTTTTTATCTTCTATTTTAGTTTATTCCTTTCCTACAATTCTATATTAAAAATATACATACCAAACGAATAGTAATTGTCTTGCAGCTGTTTTAACAATAGATGGAAATGTTACTCTAGCGTATAAATTAAAATTACCAGAGTATCCTCCGCCTCCACTTGCTGCAGTAAACAGACCTGCTTCATTTAAATTAAAATCATTTCCGTCATCAGCATCTAATGTAGTTGAAACTTTAATTATTAACCAAGAATTGCTATTATCCCCATCTTGCTCAAAAGTAAGTGAATCAAATGGATGTTTATAATATCCTGAATCTGGAGTTAATCTAAAATCTGCACAAGTTGAATCTGTTGCATTAATCATAACTGAATTAGCTAAATCGGTATCTAAATTTGTTGGAGAAGTAGGATTTAATGGATCTGCTATTGGACATCCGCCATTTCCAACTCCAAACCAAGTAATAAATTCCGATGGTAAAGGAACAATTGATGTATTTGCTTCATTAAATGCTCTTGATAACAACCATTCTCTTCCAAGATTTACTACAAGATTTTGTTTATCAATTAATCGTTTTTTATTTTTTTCTGTTAGTTCATATATTTCAACAAAACCTTTTGGTCTCTCTGAGTTTTTATTGCTACTACCAATAATTTTATCGGATAAGCAATCTCCATAGTTATCTGTAATTTCTACAACTAAATTTTTTTCTTTATCCATATTTTTATAAATCCTTCTATTTTTAAACATATGAAGTTTAGATTTATTATTTGTTCTATAATTCTGATCAGATTAGAAAAATACTTTTAAAAAGAATCTAACTATATATATTAATATTTGAATATAAAAAATTATTTTTTTGAAAGGAGAATAAAAGTGCTACAACTTATTCAAAGACTGGGATCGGAGAACTTATCAAATGGAAGTATTATTACTACAGAGTTTTTTGAAGGTATTCCAGACCTGGATTTGAAGCTTGAAAGGTTGGAAAGAAGCAGATTAATAGTAAAATTAGAAGAGAATAAATATTCTCAAATTATGAAAATCATTCCGATAATTACAAATTATATCGGACAGATTTATGTTGCAAACAAAGAACAGATTAAAAGCTGTGTTTCAGCTTGTGGATATTCTCCGAAATGCTGCAGAAAGGTCCTGAATAGGATGGTGAAGGCAGGAATAATTAAAAGATACAAGGATAGTTATAAACTTGTAAAACAACAAAAAATTGAAGAGGAGAAAAAGGTTATGACAGAAGAAATTACAAATAAAGCACTAGAAAATTATATAAACGGAACATATAGCAGTGGTGAAAGAAAATGGTTTGAATACCTAACTATTAAAGCTATATTTTCAGGTTTTAAAACAGTTAAAGAAATTTCCAATGAGACCAGAAGATCTTTTGGTTTCACATCAACGTGTTTGAACTATTTTGAATTTTCAGGATTTATAAAAATTGACAGAACCAAAAAAGCTCATAGGATTATTTCTATTACTAATCCAGAATTTGGACAGGTTAGAATTAATGAGATTTTCACCCTCCGCACGGAAATTCTAAATTGGTTTACACAAGTTGATGATAGCGGTCACTACTTTTATTCAATTGAATATTATGCAGAAAAACATAATATTTCTAAATTTCTTTGTGAAAGGTGTTGTGATGAACTATTTATAATGGGGCATCTATCACTTCAACCGGGAAGTAAAAACGACAGATTTAAAGGATGGAGGATACTAAAAAAGGAAGGAAATGATCTTGAGAGTAAACCTGAAGTAGAAAAAGAAACACCAATCCCAGTTGTTGAAAAACAAGTTGATACTCCAATCCCAGTTGTTGAAAAACAAGTTGATGAAACTCTCAAAAATGAAAATCCATTCGATGAAATTATAGCGAATGGAATTGAGAATATCGTCAAACAAATGAGATTTAAGATTTCTGATATTACCAATGACATGGTTGAGAAACGAGTCAATGAAATTGCTGAGAATATGGTAAGAGAGAAAATAAAAAATATGATAGAGCAACTTCAAGCAGCAATCTAACGGATTAAACCCTCTCATTTATAGTGATATAAATGAGAGGGTTTAAAAATTAATCTAGAAATGTGCCACAATTTGAACAATGTTTAGCATAAGATTTAGATCTTCTTCCGCATGTTGGACATATTTTTTTTGTTTGAATTGTTATTGGTTCTTGTACTATTTTTCCAGATTGTTTAGTACCAATTAGCTTTAAAATTATAACCTTTGAATTATCTTCTAAAGATCCAATAGTTCCATAACTAAATTGTTGAAAGACCTCTGAACCTTTAACGGTTATTCCTTCTTCTTGAGGTTGAAAATTAGTAGATAGCGAAGAATTTATTTCTGAATTACTTAAACTTTTTGTTATTGTTGAATTTACATTAATTGACCTTGTAGAAGATCTTAAATTATTTCCTTCAGAACTACCATAAATTCCGCTTGAATTATAAAAAACTGGTGGGAAGGAAGGATATGGATAGGATGTAATATATTCTGTTATTATTTGTTTCTTTTCAATTACTTTCTCAAACCAATACTCAACTCTGATAATTCCATCATCGATTCTATCACCTCGATATTCAGAAATTTCTTCTGTTTTCTTAATAAATTTAAATCTATTTTTTGCAGACATTCCATTTAGAAAACCCTTAATTTCTCTTTTACTATTTGGATCTAAGATTAGACTTTTATTATCTAATACATCTTGACCATCAATTGAAACATTAACTAAAGCTTTTCTGGAATCTAAATTTTTTAAAAGAATTGAATACTCTGAATTGAATGGTAAGAAAACCAAATCTTTATCTTCTCTTAGAATTTTACCATTACTTTTGACAACTACCACAAGACCTGAATTATACATCATTTTTACTACCTCCTTTTTACTGAGTACCGACTAAACTCATTTTTATTTTTAAAGTCGGTTGGATTTTTTGATGGTTTTATCCATCATATATTTGTTCTAAGGTTTAAAGAAAAAGACTAAAAATTCATTATAAAAATGACTGCTAAATATATTAATATTTGAGAAAAGTAATTTAGAATCTAACTCTTGAATATTTTTTGAGTATGTCGTGTGTTAGACACGATAATATTCTTTTTGTTTTTAAAAGGAGACAAAAAATGAATAGATTTGATTTATGGGAAAGTTCAAAAAATGGAGCTCACATGAAGTTATCACAACATGGCGAGTTTGTAAGATATGAGGATGTAAAATCATTAGAACTTGAAAATCAAAAACTAAAAGAAATGTTTGAAAACGCTCTAAAGGAATGGAGATTCTTAATGGATAGAGTTGAAGGAGTAGTAAAAACATGACTGAAGAAGAGATTAAGTATTATAAAGCTTTAAAGAATAAGTTTGATGAAATTGCTCCGTGGCAACAAGGGGATCTTTACCTCTGTAATGATAAATGTCCAAAGATTCATATGTATGGTGAATGTCAACCATTTGAGTTCTACAATACATTGTCTTATGATCCTATAATCCCGCCAAAAACAGGATTCTTTCGAATCCCCCATCCAATTGATCTAAAAGATAGTGATAGAAAAAAACTAGGTGAAAAACCAAGAGGTTTATGGGGAATGATAAATTGGGTTGAATGGTGGCATCATCATTCTGAAGATACAATGTTGAAATGGTTGATTGATGCTGCTTTTAAAGGTATACCTACCTTACAACTACTAAAAATTATTGCAGAACAAGAAGGAATAACAGTGGAATAATTATTATGAATTGCACACAAAAAGATTGTGAAGAAAAAATTAAAATATTTGGAATTGGTGGATTTTATCATGGTCCACATCATTATAGATTTAGTAGAGCAATTTGTCCAAAACATGGTGAAATACCAATATGGTCATGGAACTGGAAAAAGAATGAGGATGAGAAAAATAAAAAGTTTTGGATTTGAAAGGATTATTTATAATCCTATAATATAATAAGGAGAGATTTAAGACTTATGAAGATGATTGAAGCTTTAAAAGAAAAGAAGTTAAATCAAAAGAAAGTAGCAGGAGTGACTCAAGAAATTCAAAAGTATTCATCATTAACATCAACTGAAAAACCAGCATTTGATTCAGAAAAAACTCAAAGGGAACATATTCTTCGACTAATTCAATCAGGAATAGATCTATTAGAAAGAAGAGCAAAATTAAAAGTAATGATTGATAAGACAAACATCAATACAAAATTAAGAATTCCAAAAGGTGTTGTGACTCAAGAACATGAAATTTCAATCGCAGAAGCTCTAATGTTTAAAATGAATTATAAAGAATACTGTACATTATTTGTAGCTCTAAATAAGGTAGTTGCAGAAAACAAATTAAAATCAATTCAACTGAATTCAGATGGATCAAGAGCTCAATCAATTCAGTTATACGATGAAGATTTTAAAAATAATTCTCTAAAAGACCTGCAGATGAAATTTGATTACATTGATGCTCATCTGGAAATGTTAAATGCAACCACTGATATAGTAGAATAATTTTTTTAGTACTTATGCAATAATATTTCTATTTTTTCTAGTTAATTTTTAGTTTATTTCAAAATTTTATAGAACAAATATACAATAAAGTAATCTATTAGTTTAAGAATTAGCAGAAGGAGTTCCTATTAAAATCTTGGGTGATGACATACTCCTCGCTATATTAACATAAAATCGGCATAGAAAGTTCCTATTAAATTGAAAATACTTTCCGCCTTTTGAAATTCAAAAAGCATAAGTGGTTCCTATAAATCATTCCAGAAATATACCACTCGCTTTTCAAAAAAGTATTCGAGCAGAAGGAGTTCCTATTAAAATACTTTGCTAAAAGAAAATACTCCTCGCTCCTAAAAATAAGACTTCGGTAGTGTAAAAGTAAGGAATTGAGAGCCCCTGTATCCTCGGGTTAATGGGTGCGATTATTAGATTATTATTTAATCACAATATGGCGCGAAAAGAAAACCAAGACTAAGGACTAATGGTTCAAGACTGACAGTTAACCCGACTGATAAAATAATGGGTAACACAAGACTTAAGAGTTATGGTTAAAGACATTGGAAAAATCTGGATTCGAGTTGTGCATCTCTCAGCATCTTAACAACTCCCAGCTGCTATTTGGAGTTTTACAATATTCTCTGGTTCCATTTTCTCCTTTCTGAATGAGAGAGTGATAATTCTGGTCGATTATCACTCTCTCATCTCTAATTAAAACCAGAAATTATTTTTTTGTTCTTTTATAGAATCTATACCAAAGAAGTATAATTAGAAATACAATAAGACTTCTTAAAATATCAAGTACAATCATATATAGTATCCTCCTTTATTTTGTTCAGAATTTTTTAGTTAAATAAGTTATTACTACATATATTAATTTGTGAGTAAAATAAATCATTGTAGTCGTGTAGCTCAGTAGGTAGATGCCTTATAAGCGACAGGTCGAAGGTTCAAATCCTCCCACGACTACCAAATAAAGAAAGGAATCAAAATGTTAGTGATTTCAAATTTTAAAGATTACTATGATTTTTTGATTGGTAAATATGGAATTGATAAAAAGATAGTTTTTAACAGAACAAATTTTGAAACTACAACATTTTATAACATTAATTGTAGTTCTTATCCAAGCCACATTTATGAACATGAGCGTTGTATTTATTTTTATTGGTTGGTAATTTGTTCAAAATTATTTTTAGTAATGGAAGAAGAGAAGAAATCTAAAATATTATCTGAAGAAGATTTAAATGATCAAAGAATTTGGAATCAGTTAATGTATTCAAGTATGGATTTTTTAACATTTAAGAAAAGAAACCAAAGATCCAAAGATATGATTTTGAAATCTTTTCTAAATGTAGAAGAAAAAGATTTAATAAAGATTCATAAGAAAATTAAATCGCCAATTTTTATGATAAGTCGGACTGGTATCTATAATCATGTTAGTTATGTAGAGATTTTTGAAAGATGTCCAAACCTTTCAAAAATAAAAGGTATACCACTATTAATTCCGGCTGAACAACTTTACGTTGATATTGTATCTTTTATTGGTAATGTCATTAACTCAGATGAAGATAAAATAGTAAATATTTCCAATAAAGATAAAATAGTAAAGGGAGGATTTGATTTAGTAACATCATTCAGGAATATGTAGAATTTAATAAATTGGTTCTTAATCTAATTTAATTTTACTCATGGGCATGTGGTAAAATTTTATTGGAAACTCTATCTAAATGATATGCTCTTTGAAAACTGAATATTATTTGTTAAAAACATTTTAAGAGTCTATTATGGACCTTGTAGGAAATTTGTAAATAAATTTATCATTGATAGAGAAGAACCAATTTTTTATTACTGACGGATCTACTAAAGGTAGGTAAGTGGCCCTTGAAGCCATTAATATAGGTTCGAGTCCTATTCCGCCAGCCACTGGAGTTTAAAATGAATAAAATAACAAAATTAAAAGATAATGAAATATTTGTATTTGGATCAAATTACGCGGGTAAACATGGTAAAGGTGCAGCTTTAATAGCACTAAAAAAATTTGGAGCAAGAAATGGTGTAGGAACAGGTTTAATGGGAAAGTGTTATGGAATAGCAACAAAAGATAGAAATCTTAAAATTTTACCATTAAAAATAATTGAGAGTCAAATTGGAAAATTTATAAGATTTGCTAAAAGAAATCCAAATTTAACATTCTTAGTTACTCCCATCGGATGTGGTCTTGCAGGTTATAAACCATTAGATATCGCGCCATTGTTTTTTAACTATGATATCCCAGAAAATGTAAAATTACCAGATTCTTTTCTAATTTTAAAATAAAACAGTGACCTCATAGCTCATTTGGTAGAGCAACTGGCTTTTAACCAGTAGGTGATGGGTTCAAATCCCATTGGGGTCACCATTTTTCTCTATGTAGCGCAGCCTGGTAGCGTATCTGGCCTGGGACCAGAGAGTCGGAAGTTCGAATCTTCCCATAGAGACCAAGTAAATGTGGGGAAGTGGTGGAGCTGGCATACACGTCCGCCTCAAGAGCGGATACTTCGGTTTAAGGGTTCGAATCCCTTCTTCCCTACCAATCATAAAGAGGAAACATTAAAATGTATTATTTAAAACAATGTATCTTAGAAAAAGAAAATAAAAAAACAACTGCATACATTCCAGAAAAATTTGCAAATTTAAACAAATTAATTAAAATTGATGAACTTGAAGGAAGTTGGAAAATAATTGAAGTCAGTGATCAAAGAAAAACATCACATGAAATGAATATAATAAGTCAAAACTATAAAAGAACAAGAAAGACTAGTGATATATGAAACTACCATTCACATTCTATGATGTATTAGTTTGTATGTTTTATAATTTATATGCTTATAATATTAATGGAACAAATTTTGGTACGGAAAGAATACGAAAAAATAGAGATAAAATAATCGAAAAGCTTCATAAAATTAGTTTAAAAAAAAGATTTAAAGAAATATTTCGCGAATGTATATTTGTACAAGAAAATAATACAATATTATGCAGACAAATTCATTTTGTATTAAATTCTTTATTAATGGGTCCTCTATACTATAAAAGTAATGATATTGATTATTATTATATAGATAAAGGAAGAATTTATACCTATTATAAAAAAAGTATTGAATATTTTACTGAAGAACAACTATTAAAAATAAAAGAGATATCTGATTTATTCATGGAACAAATACAAATAGAAATAGCAACTGAGTTTATAAAAAGCTATAAAGCTAATACAGAGGACGATTAGATGTATTTTTTTACTAGTGATGAACACTATGGTCATTATAATATTATTCGATATTGTAATAGACCTTTTAACTCAGTTGAAGAAATGAATGAAGAATTAATTAAAAGAAATAATGAAATAGTTAAGCCAAATGATATTGTAATTCATGGTGGAGATGCTTCACTAAGAGATAGAAAGTATTTAGAAGAAATTATAAAAAGATTAAATGGACAGCATTTTTTTATAAGAGGATCTCATGATAAGTGGATGGATAGAAGTTATCATGAAATGTGGTGTAAAACAATAAATAGTCAACATATTGTTGTTTGTCATTATGCTATGTTAGTATGGCCAAGATCTCATTATAACAGTATTTTATTATTTGGACATTCTCATTCAGGTCTAAATGATATGGTTCAAGGAAAATGTCATGATATAGGAGTAGATAATAATAATTTTTATCCTATCTCAGAAGAGAAAATATTTGAAATTATGAAAAATAAACCTGACAATTTTAATTTTATTAGAAAATGAAGAATCCAAAAGGTGGCTGGTGGGATTTCACAAAGGATGGGATTTTTAAAAAACCAAAAGGATATTGGAAAAGATTTCTAACAAAATGGTTATTAAAAAAAGAGAAAGAAACTTCTTTTAAAGATTATAGGTGATTAATGAGTCTTGAATTAAATTTACAAAAAGAAATGAAAAAATTAGTAGAAAGAAGAAAAGAATTATTTAAACTTTTAGAACCTATTCAATCTGAACTTAGTTCTAATTATAAGAAAATTGAAAAAATAAAAAATGAAATAGGAAAACTTAAAATTGATAAAAATCCAACTGATTGGAATTTATTATTAGATGAAAATAGTGGTTATACAGTTTATAATAAATACTCAGAAATAGTTCAACAAAAAGGATTATATTATGGTGGGTATTTTCCTGAAACTGGTCAAAGATGCATTAAGGTTATGTTAACTAAGAACTCAATTGAATCTTTTAATAAAACAATTTTAGCTCTTAAAGAAATTTTAGAATTTATAAAACCCCTTCATGAAACTTATCCAGGTTTTAAGTTTATAGATATTTTCGAATATACTTTATCTGAAAATGGTTCTTATTATATGTTATTTAATGAAGAAGAAAAAATTTATAAACTAATGCTGGATAGATATCATGTAACACATGAACTAAAAGTTTTTGATTCTTTAGAAAAAATTATAAAATACGTACAAGAAAATCATTGGTATAAAGAAAGTGAATAAGATGAAATTAAAGATCTTTCTTATTATAATTATTTTATTTATTTTAAGCGGATGTTATAATCAAAATTTAGCTGAATTAACCTTAATTCAATTAGAAACTAAAAACTCTAATGTAACTACAGGTTCATTCTTAAGTTCTGCATCTTCATATGAAGGAAAATTTGCAAATTTTGTTATAAAACATAATAATTATTTAAAATTTGGTAAAGTTCCAATACAAAAGTGCAGATTTTATGAAGATGTAAAAACAATAGATCAGTCAAAATTAATTATTACATATGAGACAACAGTAAAAAATCCTCCTGAATCTATAATAGATGATGTTATTTCATATCCTGTAGAATATAGATGTCGTTTTGATTTTCATATTCCATCTGGTTCATTTTCTAAGTTTATAATCATTAATTAATATGAAAAAGAATAAAATCATACAAGAATTTGAAGTATCAGAATATCAAGGAGCCGCAGCTTTATTTGCTGGAACTAAATGTGGCGATCTACCTTTGAAAAAACTAAAAAGAAAAGGTAAAAAAGTTATTATAATATATGAAAAATAAAAAAGAATTTGAGATAATAATAGTCGCAGAAGGAAATGCTAACAAGTAAACATAATTTTCAGGGTCCGAACCCGGATGAGATAAAAAATGTTGAAAGTTAAAAAAGCTGTATAGGTTAATACATACTAATATTAAGGTGCCGAAAGTGATGCTAGCTCATATTTTGGTTACAGCTGTGGGTTTCAAATCCCACCTATTATTATCTCTCTTTTATAAATGCTCCCATCTACTAATTGGTTAGGTAGTCAGACCTTCAATCTGAAAACATCGGTTCAAATCCGTTTGGGAGTACCAAAGCGGTATTAGTTCAATTGGTAGAGCTCTTGATTTCCAATCAAGTTGTTACGAGTTCGAGTCTCGTATACCGCTCATAAAATTAATGGTGGGTGTCGTCAAATGGTAAGACACTGGATTGTGGCTCCAGGATTGATGGTTCAAATCCATTCACTCACCAAAAAGATGCCCCTATAGCTCAGATGGATAGAGCAACTGACTTCTAATCAGTGGGTCGCAAGTTCGAGTCTTGCTAGGGGTACCACTAAAGAAAGGATTTAAATATGCTAAGAATTCATTATCGACTCACTTATATAAAACCAAGAAGAAGAAAATCAAAAACAATATTTGTTGTAACAACAATGAGAATTCCTGATGAGAATACAAAAAAATTCTTTGATAATAGATCAAGATCAGTTGGATGGTTTCCAACTTTAAAATTAGCAGAAAAATGTGTTGTGAATAACTATGGTGATATTTGTGAATTTACAAACAATTTTTGTGTAATAGAAGAAGTTGAATCAGGAATATATAATTGTAATCAAAAAGAGTATTGGTATAAATGGAATAAGGAAAAAGAAAAATACCAACCATGTCAAAAACCTGAATGTTACAGATGTGTGATTAATTTTGGTTTAGGTTAATGGATAATATTTTAGACAGTCTTCAAATTCCAAAAGAAATAATAATTAAAGAGAAACTTAAACTTTTTGTGATACATAGAAATGAGTTAATGAATTATAATCGAACTTGTTATTCTTGTATTTTTGATAATTATCCATTAACTCGTAACTATACATTTAAATATCATAGAACTTATTATTGTAATTCTTGTTATAGAAATTTTATAATTGAAAAATGCAGTGAAATTTCCTATACTGTTGAAATAATAAAATCAAAAAATATAAATTTTTTAAAATTTTTTATGAAAGATAAAAGCAATGATTGAATATTCTGGTAAATATACAAAAGCAAAAATAATGATTGATCAAGTTGATGAAAATTGTATGTCTCAAATAATTCAAATGATCAATCATGAAGCTTTTACAAATCCTGTATCTATTATGCCAGATTGTCATTCTGGTAAAGGATCTGTAATTGGATTTACAATGGAAGTTGGAAATAAATTAGTTCCCAACGTTGTTGGGGTAGATATCGGATGTTTCGTTGGATCTACAAAAATTCCGCTATTGAATGGTTTTCAAGAGAGTTTAATTAACTTAGTTGAAAAAATATTCTATGTCTACTCATTAGATGAAAATTTAAAAATAGTTCCTGGTTTAGCAACTGCAATTAAAACTAAAGAAAATTCAGAATTATATGAAATAATAATTAGTGGTGGAGAAGTAATCAGATGCACACCTGACCAATTATTTATGTTAATTGATGGAAATTATAAAGAAGCTAAAGATTTAAAAATTAAAGATAGTTTAATGCCATTATATAGAACATATGAATCAAGAGATGGATATGAACATGTTTCAACTGGAAAACAAAAACCAATAGCTACACATCATGTTATTGGAGAATTTTTATATGGCAAGAGACCATATGATTATCATACTCATCACAAAGATGATTGTTGGTATAATAATACACCAGAAAATATAGAATATTTAACAAAAAATAAACATTGTTCAATTACTGCTACTCAAAGAAATTATTTTACAACAGAAGATTTTAAAGAAAAAAAGAAATTAAAAATGGATCTAAAAGGTGAATATTTTAATCCAAAATTTTTAGAAAAAAAACAAGAAGTAGCAAAGAAAAATATTTCTGATTATATGAATTCAGGAAAATGGAAAGAAGATTTTAAAGACAATGGTAAAAGAGGATCTAAATATCTTAATAATGAAGAAATCTTTGAATGTGAATGTGGAAGAAGAATAAAGGGAAAAGGTAGTTTTGGTAGACATAAAAAGGCATGTAATAAAATAATAAATAATCATAAAGTTTTATCTATTAAAAAATTAGATTATAAAGAAGATGTTTATTGTTTACAAGTAGAAAAATATCACAACTTTGCTTTGTCAGCAGGAGTTTTCGTTCATAATTGTGGAATGCTATCTTTTAATGTTGGAAAATTAACTATTAATCATGTTAGCTTAGATGAAGGTATAAGAGAAAAAATCCCTTTTGGGATAAATGTTAATGAAAAAGGGAAAATAAGATTATCATCAGATGTGAAAGTTTTGTGTAAAAGAGTAGGAATTGATTTTGATTATGCAGTTTATTCTTTAGGTAGTTTAGGTGGTGGTAAACTGGTTGCCTCCAGACCTTAATCTGAAATTCTCTCTGATTGACTTGGAAGTCCAGACATGGACGACAGGGCGGAAGCAATATTTTTATAATATTGTACCGTGAGAGACTAAGCGAGAGAACACCATAATTTTGGTGATGCGATAGTCCATCTATAGCCGTAATGTGAACAAAAAATAAAAGGCTATGGGATAAAAATGAATCATTTCATAGAATTAGGAGAATCACAAAATACAGGTAATATTTGGGTTACTATTCACTCAGGATCAAGAAATTTAGGTAAAAAGATTTGTGAATATTGGCAGAATATAGCCTATGAAAGACCGCTCCCGGATATAAATAAAATAATTTTAGAAATTAAAGAAAAATTTCCTAAAAAAGAGTGGCAAGAAGAAATAGTAAAAGCAAAAAATAAAATAGGATCAACTAAAAAAAGCGAGTTGGATTATCTTAAAGGTAAAGATTTGGATGGTTATCTTTCAGATATGTATTTTGCTCAAGAATATGCTTCTACTAACAGACGTATTATAATGCAAACTATTATCTCTGTTTTAAGAGAAACTGTATATGAAAAGTACTTTAAAGTAAAAGAAACAATTGAAACTGTTCATAATTATATAGATTCAACAGATTACATAATTAGAAAAGGTGCAATAAGATCTTATATTGGGGAAAAAATGATAATTCCCTTTAATATGAGAGACGGAATTTTAATTTGTGAAGGAAAGTCAAATTCAGAATGGAATTTCTCAGCACCACATGGTGCAGGAAGAGTTTATTCCAGATCAAAAGCTAAGGAGGAATTAGATCTACAAAAATTTGAAAAAGATATGGAAGGAATTTATTCAACGTCAGTTGGTAGAGGTACAATTGATGAATCTCCTGATGCATATAAAGATTCAAATATAATTGAAAAAGCTATAGAACCAACAGCAAAAATTCTGGATAGGATTATTCCAATTCATAACATGAAAGATGTATCAGACGAAAAACCTTGGAAAAAGAAAAATAATAAGGAGAAAGAAGAAAGATGAATATTAACTTCACCGGGAATTCAGTTGAGAGTGCTAAAAATAAGATTAATGGTTTGGTGTCAAAGGTTTCTGGTATTGTGGACTCATTTAATGAAAATATTGCAGTTATTGAGGCAGGTACTTCAGAAAACCTGAAAAAAATTGCTGAACTGGAATCTGAAAATAAAAGTAACACAGAAGCAATGGAGTATGCAAAGAGAGTTCGAGATAAGTTTGCAGAAATTATTGCATAATAAAATAACCATGTTTTTAATTTTGTTCATAGTTTATCTCCTTCCGATCTAGATGATTAGAATCTAGCTTCAGTTGTATCCGGAGGAGTCGATCATTCATGGGTGATTGGGCCTCTTTTTAAAAATGATGGTGGCAACTGACCATTAACCTAATTAATAAAGAAATAGTGATAAGAATGATAATAGATCTTCTTGATAAAACATCCATTAAGGCAGCTTCAACATTAATTAAAAGTAAAGAGTCATTAATTGGAATAACAAGTGGTTGTTTTGATATGATTCATTACTATCATCTCAACTACTTAGAACAATGTAGAATGAAATGTGACTATTTAATTGTTGGAGTTGATTCTGATATAATGGTAAAAGAAGATAAAGGGAAGAATCGTCCAATTTTTAATCAAGGTCATAGATTAAGAATGATAAATAGTTTAAAGTGTGTTGATTATGTTTTCCTTCTTGACAATTTAAAAACTTTAAAGTTTATCATGACTAAATTTATAAAAAGAGGTATAATTTTCAGAAATCAAGATTTTTTAGGAAAAGAAGATAAAGTTATAGGAAGTGATACTTTTCCAGTGCTTATTATTCCTGACACTGAAGAGTTGACGTCAACGTCTCAAGCGGTAAGTAAAATTCAATCATTAATGGATTAAGGAACAGATGAGATATGGATCTAGACAAAATTAAAGAGGGTCTAAAAGTAGTTTATAAACAAAGTAGTTATATGCCAGAAACTTTATCAGCAGAGTATAAAAAACTTCATGATAAGTATCTTGGTCAGGTGGGTGAGATATTACCTGATGATAAACAAATATTAGACAAAGAAAAAGAGATACTTCTTCAAGTAAAATTTTCTAATGGAGTTATTTTAGAATTAGCTCCAGAAGAAGTTGAAATTTACTATAATTAATGGAATAAGGAATATAACGATGAAGAAACTTATTGTATCACTAATTCTGATTGTAGTATTTTTCATTTCTGGTTGTGGAAATGATAAAGTTATCAATAATAAAACATATGGTACATATGGATTATTTAACCAAAATGAAATGAAAAATGAAAAAATTGAATATCAACTAATCCTTGGTAATCTTATTTGGTCATTTCTTCTTTGTGAAACAATTGTTGCTCCAATTTATTTTATTGGTTTCTCTATCTATGAACCAGTTGGTATAAAAAATGTAAATAAAGAAAAAGGTGAAATTTAGTATAACTACTGTCGGGTACTCTAATTGGTAAGAGGCGTGACTGTTAATCACGTGGAATAAATATGGAGGTTCGACCCCTCTCCCGACAGCCATAATTTTAAAGGAGATAAATAAAATGAGAAGAAGAATGAGACCAGCTAAGAAAAAAGAGAAGAAGTTGAGAAAATTTTTAATCTTAAAGACTCCTGCAACCTTGTATTTTGATGAAAGGGTAAATAGGATCTTTAAAATAAAAAGATTAAAGATTTTAGAGTCAAATCATATTGAGGAGAATTAATGGCTACCATTGTTTGCGGTGACTTCCATGCAGAATTTCCTTTAGTTAATGTATTTCTAGCTCGTCATCCCGAAGTCTCCACTATTCTTCAATGTGGAGACTTCGGGTTTTGGCCTAGGATGCGCAGAAGGGGAGCTACAAAAATTTTTCAAGAAGATAGTTTAAAAAATAAAGATACTTTAATTTTTTGGTGTGATGGAAATCATGAAGATTATGAATCCATAAAAAAATTAGAAAATGATGAAGTTTCTAAAAATGTGTTTTATATGAGTAGGGGCACTACATTACAATTAGTAGATGGAAGAAATGTTTTATTTATTGGTGGAGCATTATCCATTGATAGACAATATAGAATAATTGGAGAGAGTTGGTTTCCAGAAGAAACAATTACACAAAAAGATATATCTGAATTACCAGATGAAAATATTGATATAGTAATTAGTCATACATCACCTAATGAGTTTGATGTTGTTGACTATCATGATAAATATGGTCATGATCCATCAAGAGATGCATTAAGTTACGTATTACAAAAATATAAACCAAAACTATGGTATTTTGGACATATGCATTTATTCAAACAAGGATTTAATAATAATTGTAAATGGACATGTTTATCTGGAGTTGGAATGGACCAAAGATGGTGGATTCCATTAGAATAAGGAGAATAATATAGTGACTAGAAAAGCGGAAGCCATAGATGAGTATAAACAACATCCAATTTATAAAACAGATTTTTCTAAACCAATAAGTATTTTAATTGATGAAATAAGAGATGAGTTATTTCATTCAAGAGGACTTATAACAGATATTGAATTTGGAACACATTGGGGAGAAAGAGTTGAGCATATTAAAGGTTTACTAACTTGTGGAATAGTTTGTTTAAATGATATTAGACAAGAAATTTTAAACTTTGAAATAAAAAGAGATGATAATAAGTATGGAAAATCATTATTTTTTAACTCCAGAGGGATTGGATTTGATCGATGTCCATGTTGTTTTGTTTGCGGAGCTAAAAAAAGAGAACCAGATATTGATAATCTATATTTACATAATATTTCTGCATTTGTAAAATCAAAAGAAGATGGAAAAGAAATATCTTCATGGTTTACTAAACCAGTTCGGTTGGATTATAGAGAGAATGAACCAAATTGGATCCAACTTAAAATAGGGTCTTGTACTAAACATCTAAATAAATTAAAAGCACTTCATACTAGAACATATAATCAAAAAAGAATAAGAAAATATGATATAGCTTTATTAGAAAAGGAAACAGATTAAAAATGATTACAGAAAATACATTACCTGAAATCATAAAATTAATGAATTCTCTAGATACTCCAAATCCTAGACTTAAAAAACGTTTTGGAAATCATCCTCAGTTGTTGTTACATTTAAGATCAAAAAAAGAGAATGAAATAATTAAAAAATCAATTGAAAAAGTATTAACCAAAGATGATTACTTTAAAGATGAAGGTACTCGTTACATATTTGAATGGGGCATGATCGGATTATATCTCACAAAGAAAGAAAGAAATAAAGCTGTAAGGGAATACAAGCTTTAAAAAACGGTAGGATGGTGGAGAGGTCTATCACGAAAGTTTGCTAAACTTTTGACCGAAAGGTCCACAGGTTCGAATCCTGTTCCTACCACCAATTAAGATAGGATTAATCATGGATTTTATTATCGGATATCTATACCTTGCTGGCGGGATTTTAACAATTATTACTAATTTAGTAATGTCAATAATTAAAGGGAAAACATTTATCTGGAAGGGAAGTGGATTTATATTGGTTCCTCTCTATACTATGTTAGCCTGGCCACTTTATTGGTTCTATGTTTTAAGAATTCTAACATCAAAAAATAAATATAAATAAGAAAGAAAAATTATGGAGAGTTGTCCGAGTGGTTTATGGAGCTGGTCTTGAAAACCAGAGGTCGAAAGATCCACAGGTTCGAATCCTGTACTCTCCGCCAATTTATATCTAAGAAAGGAAAAGTTATGGAAATTATCATCTATATTATTCTATGTTTAATTATTTATCTATCATGGATGGAGTATAAATTTGTATCAAATATTAAGAAAAGATTAGAAGAAATATCAAAAAATAATAAAGTTCTAATTAAAGAAGTAGCTAGATTAAGGGGAATGGAAATAAAAGAGGAGAAACAATAAGATGTCAGTATTTTGGATAATAGCTTTATGTTCTACTATATTATCAATGTTTTTAATTATAAAATTTTATCATGTTGATATTGATAATCATGAAGAATTAGCATTAACTATATTTATTTCTGTAATAATTGGTTTATTCTGGCAGTTTGTATTTTTTATAATAGGTATAAGTTTAGTTTTATTTATCTTGATAGTAATACTAAAGAAACTTTTTAAAAAAGTTAAAAAGTATAATATTAGGGTAAAAGAATAATGACAATTTCTTCATACTTTTTATCTGGATTAGTTTTTGCAATAATTGCAATATTTTTAGTAGTAAAATATAATGATATTGATGAGAATGATTCTAATGAAATAGAAAATATATTTTTACTTTTTATAATTTTTATAATTGGTTGGCCATTTTTTGCATTAGTGTTTTCATATCTATCAATTAGGAGTTTAAGTTGTTCTTTTATACAACTAATAATTAAAAGAATGAAAAAGAACAATACTGAGGTAAAAAAATGATATTATATATTTTTATAGGATGTATTACTGCTATAGTTTCATTGTATTTTTTCTTAAAATATGCTGAAGATTTTGATGAAAATAAAAAAGAAGATTTAACGATAATAACAGTTTATTTTATTCTAGTTATATTTTTCTGGCCAATTGTATTAATAGTGGGTTTATTCCTACTTATTGTAAAATTAATGTCATTTCTTATAAAAGTAATGAATAAAAGAATTAGAAAAAAATGATGGAAATAAATAGTTCATGTATGTAATAATACATGAACTATTTATTTTTAGATTTATTCAAAAATTGGCTCAGTTATTTTTTGTTCACAAATTGAATGATTATAATTTCTCCAATCATTTTCTATTTCATCAAATATATAAAACTTAGAATCAAAATTCTTTAACAATCCATTCTTACCTAGAGTTGCTTTAACAATCCATCCGCCAATACATGGCACAAGACCTTTCCTCTTTAGATAGTTAGTTTGGCCTTCAAATGTTCCACATTGAGCTCCCCATATTGATCCAAACATGGCTTGCATTTGAATGTGAAGATGACCTAACAAGACAAATCTAATTGATGGTTTATCTTTTACCCCTCTTACTACATTTTGTAATTCACCTATAGTTATCTGCTCTATATTTTTTTGTAATCTATATGATACAGAATAAGGAATTCCACCACTAGGATGAATCATCATAAGGTCAACATTGTTTAAAATAGGAATAGTAGCTTCATCAAAACCAACATAATGAACATCAGCTCTCTTATTAGCTACTACACTAATGATATTATAACCACCACCTCTTTTAATAAATGAATAGTCATGATTTCCACCAAGAACATACCATTCAAATCCTGTCGGTAAATTTAAAAGAGTTGTTTCTTCTTGTTCTTTAGCTGAAATAGCATAGACATCATGGATTTGACCAGGATATACTTCATAACCAGAAACTAAATCTCCTGGTACAAATATGTGTTTAACTCCTTTTTTTCTCATTATTTCAGCAAATTCATTTAACGCAGTAATTTGACACGACTTAGAACCAAAATGAGGATCTGAAACAACTCCAAAAATTATCTCTGAACATCCTAATTGTGAAAGTTTTTCTGAGTCTCTAACATTTGTAGTACTTAAAATTATAATATTGTTATCTATAATTATTTCATAACCATTTCTTCTACAATTTTGAATTGATTTTTCTAAATCTTTTTTAGAACAATTAAGTTTATTTACTAAATCTGTTACTTTTATTATCTTATTAGCTTCTAGTTGTTTAATTATTTTTTTGTCTATTTCTTCTATTATATTTTGACCATCAATAACACCATTTTTCTTTTTTACTTTTAGAGCATACTTTCTAAATGATTCATAATCATTTTTATATAAGTTTAAAGCTTTTAATTTTTTATAAATCTCTAAATAGTTTTCTCCGTTTTTTAAATTAGTAATAATAATTTCATCAACAGCTGGTGGATAAACGTTCTTTAAATTTGCCATATTTATTTTTCCTCCAATAAAATATTAAACAAAATCATAAACTTAATTTATTATTTGTTCTAATCTATTGGAAAAATAACTATTTATAAATTTATATTTAAAATTCAAGTTTGAATCTAGAATGCATACATATTATCAATATAGAATGTATTATCTAAATCTGTATTTACCATTGTTATAATTATCTTATCTATTGAATTTCTATTTGCAGGAAGAACTCCTGATATGTCACTTGTTACTGTTTGATAAACATTAGATACTGTTATATTTGGAGTTATTGTAATTAATGTTCCATCTGTATTATGAATGTCAATTTTAATATTAGCACCGGTTCTATAACCTCTGATATCAAATCCAATAGTATCTTTACCAGATAAATCAATAGTTGGTGTTATTGTTCTTAATACATGACTATTTAAAGATCCTCTTAATGCTATACCTTTTAATGAATAGTTACCTTGAGTTTTAATAACTGATTCTGAATAATCTTGCAGACCTGTAGATAATATATCATATTCAGATGTTGGTGGAGTAAAATCAGTAGTCCATCTAGCAAATCCTTTAGAAATTCTAGCTTCGGATAACCAACCATCCATAAAGTTAGTACCACCCTGAAGGGCACCAATATATAATGGAGCATTAGCTGAGTAGAATGTTATTCCTGTAACATCTCCTGATCCAACATCTACACCATCTAGATACATACCAAGAGTATTTCCATATCTAATAAAAGCTATATGATACCATACACCTGTAGTTATTGAAATCTCCTCTCCAAGTATTGGTACTGTTGTTAGACCATCAATAGAATATACAAATCTAAGTTTATATGCACCTCCATCATTAGCTAAACTTCCAACCCAACCTCTTTCATTAGATGCGCCATCATATACACTAATGATATGATCAAAGTCTAAAGCATCAGGAAAACTATTCCAACATGCTAAGAAACTAACTGTAAAATCCCCAGATCCAAAATTCCAATCTGGATGTATTGGTGAATAAATATAATCACTACTGCCATTAAGTTTTAAACTACCTGTAAATTTCTTCTGATCTACATCCTTTTGCGCAGTTCCAGCTGGGATAATATTATGACCTAGTAAATCATGAAACTCTGTATTTCCATCTATTGACCAATTAGTGCTAGAATCATAAAAGAAACCAGCAAAGTTTCCTTCTCCATTTCCTTGACTTTGTTGATTAAAATGTAGTAATGAAGATGTATATTGATCTGATACAAATGGAGCAGTTGGTGGAACAAAGTCTGAAGTATATCTAGCTATACCTTTTGATATTCTAACCTCATCCATAAAAATATTAGGAGGACTCTCATAAAGACTAGATTCAACACCTAATCTAATTGGTTCTGATTCATCTTGCAAAGCACCACCATTAGTAAATGTAGCACTAGATATTCCGTCTACATAAATATCCCATTTTCCACCTGAACGAACTAGAGCTAAATGATGCCATGCACCAGGAGTAACACCAGTTCCAATCATCCAAGTATCACTCCAAGTACCACCTATTTTAGCTCTAAAAAACACAGCACCAGATTCTTGTATTTGAATAGACCAACCATTAGCTCCTGATGATCTTCTAGACATAAAACCACTAGTCTTTGTACCTAAATTATAAATCTGAGCTTCTATTGTAAAGTCTTCTAAACCAAAATCAAAATCTGAATGACTAGCTGTATAAGCATAACTTGTTACATTATTAAAATATGATAAACGCAAAGAAGAGGATCCAAATTTAGCATAGTCAGATGAACAATAAACATAACCATTAAGTATCCATTTTCTATCCCAAAAATGTAACAATAATTTATTATAAGGATCATAAGTTATACCAAGAGGATATGCATTTTGAGCTAATACATTATTAGCATATTCCATATAATCTAATCCAATTGATTGGACATTATTAATTACAGGATAATTTGAAAAATTCTGTAAAATTCCACCATCAACAGCAGTAATCATTTAAACCTCCACTTAATAAAAATATATCTTTTCTTATGCAGTATAATCAATAGTAACTATAGAAGCAAAAGAAATATTATTTGTTAATGTTAAAATAATCTTCTTAGCATCTAATGGATCTAAAGCAGCTAATGTAACTATATCAGGAACACCACCATCTAGAACATTAAACTCAGATTCAGATCCAATAGGATTACTCATATCTTTATCAAATGTAAGAGTAATAGTATCTCCATTAATACTTGTTTCTGCAGATAATAATGCAGGAGCAGATATATACACTCTTTGAATAACAATTTCATCATTAGCTATAGGTAATACTTCATCAATAGGTCTAATATAACCAGTAACATTATCATAAGTTATAGATGCATTAGAATTCTTTAATACTACCTCAGTTTCACCATGTAATTTCCAAGATCCTGAACCAATTTTCCATCTAGCACCAACAGGATTAGGATTAAATTGAATAGTTAACCAAGTATATATTTCATTCTTAGTATAATGTCCAACTAATTTAACTGACTCATTAATAGAGTCTAAAAAATCAAATGCTTCAATTAAATAATCAGATGTATGAGTATTATCCTTAATAACAAACATTATTGCATTACCATATACCCAACCTGGTCTTTCTATTATTCTCTGTACTAATTTAGTAACATCAAAATATAATCTTCCATGAATTCTTAATTTAGTTTTAGGTATATTCCAAGTTAATGAATAAGAACTAAGAACTAATGCTTCAGCTTGAAGTTTAGATAAAGGCGCAATTGCATTATCTGTTTCATTAACATATACTTTTAATGATATATCCTCATTAATATTCCAATTTCTTTTATTAGTAATTGATAAATAAAAAGACTTCTTCGGAAAATATTCACCTTGAGATATAGTCAGTCTATTAAATCTTAAATATATATTTTCTAAATTAATACCCATTTATCCTCCAAAACATATAGATAACTTATAAAAAGATATAGAAAATTATTAAAAAATTAGAGTTAAATAAAATTTATGTAACTTCCCTTCCAATTCTTATATTTATGTCATCTAAAGAAATATTATCAAATGTTCCATCATCACTAGTATTTCTAATACCATATAAAACATTATAAACTTCAATTTCACATATATCAGAAATAGCAGGCTGATCAAATAAAGCACCAGAATCAAATAATGACCATCCGCCATCAGTTAATACATAAATAACATCATTAGTTGTAGAATCTAAAGTATATTCTAAATTATTAATACCAATTCCAATATGAGAATTATAAATTTCATCTATTCTATCTTCAATAAATAATGAAGCCTTAGTAGGAGGATCATCACAAGATGCACCTATGTCAAAATATGAACCATTATCATAAGTATTTCTAGTAAAATATATTTTTTCATTAGGATTAATAATAGATTCAGTATCATATATCATTTCAAATATATTATTATCATTTAAGTATACATCTATAATTGAATAATTTAATAAAGGAGGTATACTTGGAATCTTAGTAGAGATATTTCCTGTAGTCTCAGCTATATTGTTATATTCAATAAATATTTTAGATTCTCCATTATTAGATATAGATAAATATAAATTAGTAATTCTATATTGTCCTATTGAAGGATTAGAATAAATAAAATTAGTAATTCCTGTATATGAAGTAGAGTCATCATAAGTACATTTAACAGTTAATGTATTATCTATGTATATATTAGTAATTCTTTTAGATGAGATATTTGGAGGAGTACTTGTAATTCCTGTAGTTTCAAAACCTTCCTCAAAACCAGGGATAGAGTCTGCAACATCCCAGTCTATAAATGTATCAGTTTCTTTAATAAGAGATAAGTTATCTTCAGTAATTATAGAGTCATTTAAAGGAGAATTAATGTAGAATGCATGCTCTAATGATATAAGTCTAGCCCTGTATGGTTTAAAGAAATTAATTATGTCTGTAACGTATTCAAGAGAAGAGAAACCAAATAAAAGAACTGAGAGGTCGGGTGTGTATATGTTTATGTTTTGTTTAATCCAGGATGACAAATCTTTGACTAATTGTTTGAGTTGGAGGAGTCCGGAACCGGATGAGAAACTCGTATCAATTGTTAATTTAAGGTCAGGATTCAGAATATTTAAGTTTGTTTCAGCTGTGTTGAGGTTCGTGAGAAAGTTGGTGTTGCGATCTCTACTAAAATTATTTCCCATTAACACTCTATTTATCTCAATTTGATCGCGTGTTAAATTACTTGCTCTCCCATTTAGAGTGGAATACAGTTCAAAAATATCATCATTAGAAAGACTCATAGAGCCATTATAAATAATTGTTTCTAAAGCACTTGGGTTAAAAGTTTTTGGAAACAATTTATTAAATGCATAAATAACTCCCAAATATAAATCTAAAATAGAAGCGTAAATTTTTATATTTGTAAGAATTAAATTCTTTACTGGATAATTTCCCGCTAAATAATCATCATACTGATTTAAAATAATTCTTGTTAATATAGATAAACTTGGAGTAGTTAAATCTCCAACTAATTGAACAGTTGGTCTCAATCCAAAATAAGGACTCTTAGAAGGAAAAGCTATTCTATTATTTAAAAATAATTGATTAATATTATCTTTAGTTAAATACCAATGAGGATCTGTATTAACAATTGTATCAAAGTCTATATCTCTATAAGTATTTGTAATTGGATTTGTTGCACTTGAAATTTTAACTGGTCTAAATATTAATTCATTTTGATTATCATATTGTAACCAATACTCCATTAATTCAACATCTGAGATTCCAAAATATCCCAATACTCTTTCTACTGCTTCTGGTGTTCCTTTTATTTTATATAAGTTTACTAAATCATAAAAGAAGTCAACTTTATTTACTTTACTAATTTCATCTAAGCTATCTACAAAACCAAAACTATTAATTAATTCATTTAGATGACTATCTGGTAATGATCTTACATCACTGGCGTGTCTCATTGTACTTGGAAAAGATCTTAATGAAGCATACCAAGGAGTTAGAAAGTTTTTTAATCTTTTATAATCATCACTTGTAAAACAATTAAGGTCAATATTTTCAGTAAATAGTTGAGTAGCTTTAGCTTTTGAATCTTCGGCTAAAATTATTAGATTAGAATCTAGGTTTGGTACACTCTCGCCTTTAAAATACTTCATCAAATTTATAAAATCATTTATTGTAAACAATGTCTATTCTCCTATATGGATCATGAATTAATTGTAATTAATTATTTAATTCATTATGTACCTAGGGATGATTCGTATATAAATATTAAATCGGTTAAATAAGATTCATAGAAACCTTCTAATACTTGAATATCACTACTTAATGGATTAACATTATCAAATTCAACATATTGATGATTAATTTTAAAATTTAAATAAATATAAATTAACTTAGATAGGGTAGTATCCAATGAATTATAATTAATTAATGTTATGTTAACTGAGGTAGAGTCTAATCTGTATTGTAATAAATTGTCTAACATATTCAAATCATCTGATTGTAAATTAAAAACGTTTATATTACAAATACTTATGGAATCTGAATCACAAACATAGTAACTACTTATACCAGGATATACACTCATTCGTCTTCTAAGAGCTTCTGGGATACTAGTCAAGTCTGTTTCTTGTCTGTATAAATATCTATAATTTAAATAATTCATGCTGCCCATAGGCCAATTATCATCAAATAATAATCTAATAAAAGATTTGTTTTCATTTAAATATGAAATAGAGAATGTAGGAGGGAATGGTATTTTAAATTTATTAGTAACACTACCTTTTACATATAGCTCAGTATAGAATAATAATTCTGGTACTACTCGAGTCATTTGTAAAGTCATTTTATTTTAATTCCCTTTTATAATACTTTGATTAAATTTCTTGAACTCATCATGTCTAATGTACTTAAAAACAAAACTATTGGATTATGTTTATCATATGAGAATTCTTTAAATGTAGTATCTGTACTCCACTTGCCCATATGAAACCTTACAGATTCTTCTAATAATTGAATATCATTTTCACTTAGAGCATATTTAAAGATTTTAATATTCTTCTTTATAATGTCGCCTATAATTCTATCATGTTTTGATTCTGTACTATTACATGTTTTTACTAAACCATATTTATAAGAATCATGTAATGCTATAGACAGAAATATAATATCTTTATTTAATATCCCTTCAAACATAGAGATTATTTTATCTGCAGCATAAATCATTTCATATGTGTGTTCTGATACAGAAGGAACTCTTCCAGCTTGTTCATCTTTCCTATGATATTTTCCAGAACTTGAAGTTGGTTTTTCCCAGCATTTATTGGATATATTTTCCTTTATTCCTTCCCATAATTCGAAAGATTTTTGAGTTAAATGTCTTTTCAATATTTCGTCTATCTTTTCTATGAATATGTCTTGCACTTATAATTCCTTTCTTATTCTTTATTTTAAGCTCCTTCAAATAGAAACTTATGAATTACCTTTTTAATTTTTTCACTATTATTCTCTAACATTGCTTCATACATTTCAACTGATTCAAATAAAGCTTTTACTCTATTTTCAGTAGATGGGTGAGCATCTACTATACCTTGTATTTTATCCATAAACTTTTCAAATTTAGTTTCTTCTCCATAAACTTTAAACTTATATTCTTTTACCCAGTTTTCTAATTTAGTTAAAGCTGATATTAGATCATTTCCATAACCAAATTTAACTGTATATTTATCTGCTCTGTATTCATTTATTTTATCTAAGAATATTGATGTTACTTTTACTGAATAAGAAACTAATATTATAAATACTACTATAGAAAATAACATTCTTAATTCTGCATTACTAACAACAGTCATTTTTTTAGTAAGACTTTGAATCATGTATGATGTAACCCCAAAATTTGCTAAAGAAAGTGCACCCATTTTTATACTATCTAAATTTGTAATATGGCCAGCTTCATGTAAACAAACTGAAATTACTTCTCTTTCATTTAAGATTTTAATTAAACCTTTAGTTAAGAAAATACTATTACCAACTCCACCAAAACAAAAACCATTTGGTTGGTCCATTGGTAATACTCTTACTATATAGTTTTTACCTGTAACTTTTTTAAGAAGAGATTCTAAATGTCTATTTCTTTTAGAATTAAAAAAATAGAAAAGAAGTGTAATTATAAGAAGAAGAATAGCTCCAGCTAATTGGATAAGAATTCTGATGTCTCCAGAAGATAGATTTATTTCATGTAAATATGTATCTAATTTATTTCTCATTGTTATTTCCTCTTTAATTGAACAGTAATTGTTGCTGGATGAACTAACGTTTGTTTATCATGTCCTGCAATTTCAATTTTATTCTTATTATCAAAAGTTTGCATATTTTTAAAATTAGAAATACTAATTATTGTGCCCCATACATTTGAATCTGCATAACCAGAATCTATAACGTTTAAATGTTTTATCTTTGATGATAATTTAATAAAACTAAATTTACCAACTAACTGAGTAAATAAAGGAGCAATTATTTCTTCATAATTAAGAAAACTGTCATAATTAGGTTTTGTTAAAGGAAATACTGCACCTGGACCTCCACCAAGAAAAGAATTATATTTATTAATATCCTTAGTACCAAGATAGAATATTCTATAAAAAGAATAATCAGTATATTCTAAAATTTTACAATAAGAATTTTTATGGTCAAATAACCCTTCATTTAATACTTGTAAATAATTCTCTAATATCTTATTTTTCATTATGGTATCTCCACTACATATTTAGATTGTCCTTTAGAACTTATATGATCAATTCCTGGTGATACTGAACTATATGAAAATACTATCTCTTTCTTTGAATTAAAGAAATATATGTTAATTGGAAAATTCATTCCAACTGTATGGAAATCCAATATCTCTTCTTTTGGGAATTTAAATAAAAAAGCTTTTCCCTTAGGAGGTTCTTTAAATCTTAATAAACCTAATTCTATATCCTTCTCATTATCGTATATAATTACTTCTTTATATTTCGATAATAAATCGTCCATATGATTATTATTCAATTTATTTAAATACTCCCTTAGTATATTATTCAATTTTAATAATTCCTTTTATTACTTGTAATTTTCAGAGATTTAAAATAATTTATTCTTTTATTTAGTTTTTTAAGTCTAACCTCTAATTCAATAATTCTCTCGTTAATTTTTTGTTTAAATTTTTCAGGATCTTTACTTTCACTAGATTTTGATAAAGAAGCTTTAAGAGATATTATTTCTTTATTAGTTGCATTAATTTTATATTGGGTTAAGCAAATCCGTTTTTGATAACCAGTATAATGAGAACAAGCTCTTGCAGCTTTACTAAATAAATGTTTATATAACATAAAAGCTATAAATATAAAATATACAGCTGCAACACCTTTTTGAATTTTTCTTACTTTATTCATTCTCGCCATAAATGCATTTCTAGCTTTAATCAAGTCTTCATATGCTTGAGCGTTATATCTCATTTTACTTTCTGCAGCATCTTTAACAGCTTTAAATGTTTTAGAATTTCCACCTTTTCTTATCCATTCACTATATTCAGCTCTCTTCTTACTAACTTTTGCAAATTGGTCTGTTAAATCTCTATGAGCATCTAGAATTTTTCTATCATTTTCTGGTATTTGATCTTTAGCTACATTAGCATATTTTGCAGCTATTGCTTCTGGGTTATGTTTATTTCTGAAATTCTTTAACATCTGTCGCAATTCTTTATATGTTTTATCAAATGATTCTACTGTTTCATCTTCAGTTAATAAATATAGGTAATTTTCGAGAATTTTCTTCATATTTAATATACCCCAAATTTGCTAGTTTATATTTTGTTCAGAAAATTTCATAAATTCAACGTAAAAAACTAGAGATTTATAATGGATATAAATCTCTAGTTAAAGGGTGGTGTACAGAGTGACACGTTTAGAATGTAACTTGTAGAACGTGACGCACAGAAATTTTTATTTAATTAGTACAGAAGATTTGTAATAATATAGTGGCAACAGTAATTGTTCAAAAATTTAAAAATGTTCAACCGAAAAAATATGAACACCCATTTTTAAATCATGGCACCTGTTTTTCCGCCTGCTCTAGCAACTAATATTAAAGCTTGATGTAATGTATATTTCCTATTAGGAAACTTTCTAATTAATTCTTTAGCTTTAGCAACTAATGAAGGATTGGTTAAAGCTTTAGCTAATACTGATTGTTCATCTAATTCCTCAACTTCTTCCTTCTTAACTTTATCTACAATTAATTTTTTAGAACAATCACATGAGCATTCATTTAATACCTCATCCACATATCTATTAACTGCTTCTATTACTATAGACTTTTTAATTTTCATAATTAAATTTCTCCTTAAAAATTAATCTTTTTCATATTCAGAAGCTTTCTTCCTAGCTAAACTTAAAGCTTTTGAATGATATTTCTTTTGTAATTGTTCTTTAGTTTTCATATACATATGTTTATAATAAATCATTTTTTTATATAGTGGATCATTTTTTTGTCTTGCTAATGATACACCTATTGTTCCAGCTGTAGTAGATGTTTTTTGGATCCTACCTCTTTTGGTTAAAGATGAAGAATAGGACTCAATTAACATATTTAAGTAATCATCTAATGACATAATTTTAATGTACCATCCTACCTATTTTACTTGAACTAATTATATCTTCTATTTTTAATTTAATCTTTAACATTTCTTCATCTAATTTATCTTTACATTTAACTGGATGTTTAGAATAGTTACATTTAATAGCTGCATTATTTAGAAATTGATATCTCTTTCTTAGACTTATAACTTTATATTTTTTAATACAATCATATTTTTCTTTACCAGTTTTATTTAAACATAAACTTTGATATCTTTTTTTATTATCAGTATAGACTTTATATGATGAATAAATTAATAATGAAGCTAGACCTATACCTGATATAACTAAACCTGATTTTTTAGAAATACTTTTAAGTCTTTGAATTTCTTCTAATTCTTTTTTCCATAGAGAAGATTTTCTTATTAGATATACACTTCTAATTCTTAATTTTTGTTTTTCTAATTTTTCAATCATTTCATCAGCTAGATCTTCACCTAAACTTTTTGCAAATTCTTTTAATTTTTCTAAAGCTGATTCTTTATGTTTTAATAATTGTTTTCTTTTTCTTTTATATTTTTTTCTTGTTTCTTTAATTTTATTTTCTATATTTGGATTAGCCGACAATGTATTATTTTCAAATAAAAGTCCAAATTTATTTAAGTAATCTACTATTGTTTGCTCTATGTTTAATACCATTTTATTTAAAATTCTCTATCTTGAAGACTTTGAAAAGTTAAGTCAATATCTATTGGACCAGTATCAATTCCTAAATTAGAAATAAATAAATAAATTTTATTATCTAATACAACATCTCTATTTCTAATTATTAATTCTGTTAAAGATATATTATCGCCTAAATTAATTGCTCCAGATGTATATACTTTATAAATAGAATTAATTAATAATATATCATTTCTATTTAATATTCTAAATGTATAATTAGCTGATAAACATGAAATAGCTATTCTAAATAATTTAATTACATAAGATTTACTTGTTAACATTCTTCTTGGTTCATGTCTATATGATTCTTCAGTTGTGTATAAACCAGGTAATGATAATTCAATTAATGAAGTTGAATCAGAAGCAGCTGCAACACCTTCAGAATCTTGATAATTTACTATAATGTAAGGTGATGTATAATAAGATACACTATCTATAATTAATGCTTCTCCCATGATATTTTTTAAACTCCTTTTTAAAAATTACATTTATTTTTTATTACTTTGGTATTCTAAATAAAGATTTTTTATTTGGATCAATTTTAGGATCAGGATTTCTCCCTGTACTTTTAGCAAAATCTTGATAGTCTTTAAATTTTTTCTTTGCTTTTTCTAACTTAGCTTGAAGTTTCAAAATAAATTCTCTTGAAGCTTTGTTTCGTTTAGCGTCCACAAGACCTTTTTCTAAAGACATAACTTTACACTTTGCTAAACAAATTTGTCTTTTTGGAGTATTAAGAGCAAACATTCCGCATGCGCCTGAACATTTATTAAAAGCTGCTCTAATTGCTCTATAGAACGGATAGATTGGTACGCTTATAACTCCGCCATCACCAGCTACTGCCGCTATATTTCCTGCAGCAGAAAGAGCAGGTGCTACAGCACCTCCATAGATTGAAAAACCTGTTTTTCTATAAGCCTTCCCTTTTCCTTCCTCTATAAATCTTTTCTTTAACTCAATCTTTCCCTGTTCATTTAGATTGTAGAATTTACCATCAAGAATATATCCTATACATTGATATGGATCAGCTTTTTCTTTAATAAACTGTAAATCTTGTTTCTTCTTTTTGGCAGGAAGATCTGAATTAAAAACAAATTCCATAGCTAATAGTTTTAATTTATCTGAAGTTTTCATTATTTTCTCCTCATTTATTTTTTGTTCTGTATTTTTATTATATAAGTCTGAAGAATGTTTAAAACCTCTTCTTGTTATTTCATTAGATAAAATTAAATGTATCTTTTTTAAATCAACTGAATAATTTCTTTTTAAACCATATAATTGATGAACCCTTCTATGTAATGTTATTAGTTCTTTATTATCTAATAACTTAACTGTAGTTTTATTAATATCATTTAATTTCATTAATGACTGCCATATAGATCATTCATTCTATCATCATATCTTTCTTGTTGGGTTTGTAAAACAGAAATTCTTTCTTTTAACTTTTTAATTTTTGAATCTACTTTTGTTTTACATTTTTGAGGATCTTTTGATTTTCCGCAGTATAATTTTTTCTGGACTAGATCATTTAATCTTTCTTTCATAATTCTTATTTTATATCTTCTTAAACAAGCTGTTCTATGAGTTCCTGTTGTACCTTTACAATATCTTCCAGCTGCTGACCAATTTCTAATATATTTTCTATAAGCGTATATAATGATTAAACCAGCTATTAGACCAACAGAAGCTTTATTTCTAACTCTTATTAAAGCTATTTTTATATTTTCAGGAGATGGATTATTTTCTAAAGTTTTTCCAATAACACTAGTTATATCTCTATGTTTAAATAGATATCTTTCAATATCAGTTAATTTAGCTTTTCCTGCTGCTATACCTGAATAATGAAGAATTTTACTTCCTGTTTTATATAACTTACTTAAACCTTTACCAATAGATTTCATTTGTTCATCAACGTATTCTCTATCTTTAATAAATTTTTCATATAATTTCATCTATAATATTTCCTCCAAAATTATTTAGGTACTAAGAAATCATACCAATGTAACATATTTTTTCTTTTAGCTGATAACCACTTAATTTTTAAATCTGGATAATGTTTTTTAGCTAAATTTTCAACTATTTTTTTTGAAGATTCTGTTAAACTAGAATGGTTGCTTGAAACAATAAATGCAGTTGATCCCTGACATTCATTGCACCTATAACCATAAAACCCTTTCTCTTCCCAATCTTTCTTTTTTGGATTACAAAAAGAGCAATCCATTTCTTTTTCTTTTGACATTTTAAATACCTTTCTTTTATTTATAAATTCTCAACAAATTGTACTATATTGTTTGTATTACAAGTATATAAACCTGAACATGAAAAAGAATTTAATTCTAAAACTTTATATTCTCCAGTTTTAGTTTTACAAATATCAATAACAAAAATTGGATCTGGGTTATATAGAGTCGTGGCTCTTAAAGCTAAAGTATAAGCTTCTTTATCATAAGTATATTCTTCATAATGTTTAGAACCAATACGGTAAAGACACCCTGTTATAATATTCCAATTAGAAACAAAAAATCTCCATTCTTTATCTATTTCGACATATGGAGCTATAATGACTTTTAATAAAGGATCTAAACTAGATACTGAAAAACCAACATCATGTTTTAAAGAATCATAATTAGTAATACATCCAGTAAATTCTTTTTTTCCACTATCTGGTCTTATAAACACAGTATCTAAATTTTTTAATTTATTTAATACATCTTTCCAGTAAATTATTTCATACTTATCATTTAATAATAAATCTTTTAATACTGGATAATAAGAACTACATTTAAAACCTTCAAAATTACAATATGATCCAGGATATAATTCTATACATTTTTGAATTTTTTCTATAAAATTTATAGTTCCATAACAGATAACTTTTTCATCCATTTCATACTTAATTTCTTCAAGAATATCTTTATAATTCATAAAAGGTTTATATTTAAATAATTGATAATTAATATTAAATCTATTTAATGATTCTACTAATTTTTCATAATCATTCATTGTTGTATCAACTATCCACTTCATTTCACATTTTCCTTTCTTCTTAAAAATCTAATTCATTTATATTACAAACTTTAACCTGATCATCAAATAAAAAATCTTCATCTGATCTAATTTTAGTTAATGAACATTGACAAATCCCATCATCTAAATATTGATAATAAGGACATAAATTTATTTTAATTTTAATTCCAATTATTTCTTTAATTGTATAACAATAACTTCCATTTGGAATATCTTCTAAATGAGACTCATTTCTACTAGCCATTAGTTATTTCCTTTTTTGTAGAACATGAACCATTATTAGTATTATTAGTTATTTCTTCTAATATTTCTTTAGATCTTTTCATAGTTACTTCTTTCATAGCTTTAATAATTGTTTTATCTTTTTCAAGAATATCTTTAAAATAAGCTCTTATTGAGTCAATATCTTCATTTATTGTTGGTTCTTTAGTTAATGGAATTCCAATGGAGAATACACAATTAAAACCATGATTAATTAAAACATTAAACCATTTAACTGTAATTAAATTTTTATCTTTATCAATTATATCATTACTAAATTCTTTATAAGATCCATTTCCATCTATTATTTCACTAGAAATATGTTTAATTAAATCATAATCTTCTATCTTTAAAAATTTAGTCCAGTTATCGCCTATTGGTTCTTCTTCATTATTATATCCAAGTGTTTTAGCTAAATGATAATTAACTAATTTAATTTCTAAATCTTTGGTTATCATTACTGCGAACATGGTTGAATAATTAATAAAACTCCACAGTCCTTCAATAATCAGTCTCTTTTCTAAATTTAAAGATTTTTCTAAAGCAGGAATATTTAATAGAACTCTAACTCTATTAATAAAAACAAATTCACTAAATTCAGTTTCTTCCACAAAATCAAGAATTAAATCTGGGTAACTATCAATAAATAAAATTTTTTCTGAATTAACTTCTTTTGTATTACTAAAAAGCAAATAAGGAGCTCCTGTTTTATAATTAATTTCTTGTAAATATGAGTGAAATTCTTCTATTTTTTTATCTTCAAAACGTAAACTTAAAATTATTAGATCAGTATCTTGAATATCTTTATCACTAATAATATCTTTAATAGTTGGAAAGATCTTTACCTCAACATTATTAATTTTAGAAAGAATTAAATCTAAAATCTTGCTTTCAAATTGTTTATCATCATGGCACATGTAAATTAGGCATTTTTTATTATTCGGTAAAAGATTTCTCATTTGTAATTATAACTCCTTGTTAGATAAAATTTTTACATTTTTTCTTAAAATAACTTTAAATTTCTTTTTGCTCCCAAAAACCATTCCAAAATTAAAGATAAATGATCTATTTTTTTTATCCTCAGTAATTATTAAAATATAATCTGAGTTTAAAATACAATCTCTTACAAATAGATAATAATTAACATCATTTTCTGGAATATTTTTTTTATCTTCATATTCTAATACTGGAATACAAATATAATTAGATGTTGATGACAATTCATTTTTTAAATATTCTATTTCATCAATATATTTTAATTCTCCTAATATGCAAATTTTCATCATCCATATCCCTCATTACCTCCCAATATGTTTTATCAACATGTCAGAAATTGCATGATACTTTTCAGCAAATGCTATTGATAAATTTATTCCGGAAATAATTATACCTATCATTCCAGCAAATGCTATATACATTTTTATACTAAGAGAACTGTGTTCTTTACTTAATTTTCCACATTTTTCAGTAAATTGATTTACTACTGAGCTATTACATTTTTCTAAGGTCATAGAAACATTATTTATTTGAGTAGTTATTTTATTACTTGTAGAGCTTAAATCATCGCTTAATTTAACATGATTTTCAGCTATAATTTTTGAACAATATGCTAATTTTTCAATCAAATCATCTACAGAGTCACATAATCTTTGTTGTTTTTCAATTGATAAATTATTTAAACTCATCATTTGTTTTTGTTGCTCAAGAAGAGTCGTATTTAGTTGTATATTATTTTTATATGACTCCATGAGTATATATAGATCATTTTTACTTAATTCTTCTGACATTGATTATATCTCCATTTAAGTATTATATGGCAATATTAAAAAATTATTTTATAAAAACCCCCATACTAGGTTTTTATAAAACTTAATCAAATAATACACTTGAACCATAACCTTTTTTTGACTCATATAAATCATTAAGTTTATTCCCTAATAGTTGATTGTTTTTATTAAGTAACGTTTTAATTCTACTTTCCGCTAATTTTATTTTTTCTTTTAATTGATATAGACTTTCGAGTAAATATAATTCTGCCGGATCTGGGTCATTAATAGTTTCTAATAAACTAATTAGAGTATCAAGAGTCTCAGATTTTTCAATAGTAGTAGCCATTTCCCTAAGAAGTTTCCTAGAAATTCTGGCAGAATTAGATGAATTTGAGTCTTGATTTTTCATAATTTTTAAAATCTCCTAACTTATTATTTTTTAGAGGGATTATAGGACAGAATTATTGAATTTTTTAGGTAAATATCCAATAAAAAAAGAAAACAAAATATTATTATAATTTAATCCGTTTTCTCTAATCGGATATTAAATTGGAAGGGATTGGTGATAAACTAAAATCTATTTAGTTTATTTTTTGTTCTATTTATTTTATAAGATCGGAAGTTTCTCAAAAATTATTTTTCTGGTGCTGATATTTTTTCTCTTTTGTAATATCTAAATAATTCTTTAAATAATTCTTTAAGATTTGAATCTCCAACTCTGGTTATACACGTTTCTAAAATTATTTTTTGAATCTTTTTATCTTTTGTTCCATTTTGCTTCATAAATGCTTCTAAATGTTCCATAGTTATATCTTTAGGATCTACTTTTGTCTTTTTAACAGGAACAATAGGTTTAATTTCTTTTTCTTCTTTAATTGTTTCTTTAGAAGTAGTCTTTTTTGAATTTATTTTAGAAACTATTGATGCTTTTACTGTTGGTTTTTTACTATCATTTGACTCAACGATTCTGGCTTCTAACATTACTGTATTTTTAATTTTAACTTCGCCTGACCATGGATTAAAATAATGATCACTTCCAAAAATATCTAATTTAGAAGGAAGTTTTTCATCCTCTCTTAAAGGTCGGTGTATAATATTTTTTAAACTAGGGATAGTTACCAATATAGAAGATTCAGTTATATATGCGGGAAATCCATACTCAATTCCATCTATTAATATTCTAAAATGCGCTTCCAAATCTTGAGGATTAATTCCTGATAATGAAACCTCAAATGTAATATTTCGTTCTTTATTATTATCTATTTCTAACATATAACTAATCTCCTATTTTTATGGATAGTACTTCTATTAAATTTGATTTAGAAGAAACTATTGTATTTTCTGCTGTGACGGATAATACTCGTATTATAGGTTTTACCTTTTTTTCCTCAATATAAATTGGTCCGCTGCTTCCTCCAAAACCTGCTGGAGTAAACATTCCTAAAGTTGCTATTGAAATACTCATTATATTTTAATCTGGCTCCAATTATCAAATTTTCCAGGACCTGTTCCTGTAGAAGTAATTGAATAAGTTCCAATAACTCCAATATCAGTACCAACATTTACAGCATCTGAATATATCCTAACTCTTCCACCAACTAAATTATTAAATTCATCGTAAGATGGCATGTCTATAAATATGTTCTCATGTAATAAACCTAACGTTCTTTTTAAATCACTACTGATTTCTTTAAATTTTTTACCAAAAGTATCAACTTCTTGATAATCATCAACTTTTGAACTCCAAACTAATTTTGGAATTTCTTGTCTTGAATTATCAGAAGCAGATGCAATAAATCTTTCAGCTCCTGATAATTCAAAACCCCCATCACAAACTACTACATATTCTTGTTTATAGTCATAAGCTACAAAATCATATTTATACCAACCATCACTTATTTCATCCATTGCAAACCAATTAATTACTATTAAACCAGTAGATACATCTATTATTTTTATTACCGGACTTAGTCCTTCTTTTGGGACTCCATCACTAGTAAAAAATGTTAATATATTCATTAAATAATCCTTTATTTAAATCTATATTTAATTATTGTTTACTTACTGGTATCGCTGGTTTATCTAAAACTACTGATTCATCAACTTTTTTATAATCGGTTTCTTCTTCAATTATTGGGTCAAGAAACCAAGAATCTTTAGGTGATAATGGAAGAAGATCTAAATCATCTACTGTAATTTTATTAGCATTTACCTCTATTGATTCTTTTAATATTTCAGCTATTGCTATATTAAATGCTTCCATTTTGTCTTGGTCAATTTTATATTCATTTGAATCATCGCTAATTTTTGTTCCATATTCCATTACTTTTTTATTTCTAATTTCATTATATAATTCAAATTCTTTTGATGAAGCTTTTAATATTCTTCCAAGTCTATATCTAACTTTTCCATTTTTAATATCTAACTCCATAACTTTTTGTAATGCTTCCCACATTTGAACTAATTCGCCCACTGTCATTTTAATCATTATGTAATACCCTATCCTTTCTTTTTTATTTTGTTCATAAATAAATACATAACTTCTAATTTAGTAAGTTAAATGCTTCTTTAAAAGTAATTGATAAACCATAATCTTCAGATATATAATGAGCATAAATATATTTATACTCTTCTGAATTATTTGCTGGTGGATATACTAATTGTTCTTTGTAAGCTTCAACTTCGCATTTTAACCTAAATGTTTTGCTAAACTTATATCTAATAGAAAAAATTATCAAACCTTTACTCCAAAATTGTCTTACATGTTTTATTTCATGTTTATGGAGTCCAATATCATCTTTATATTCTGGTTTAATAAGAATAAAAAAAGTTCTGGAACATCCCGCAGAACCTTTTGGAATAAATTTATTTGTATATAATGTAAAATAAATCAAAATTTTTCTCCTATTAATAAATACATAATTTTTCATGTCCTAGTTTTACTTTAGGGTCAACATATATTTTAAATCCTAATTCTCTAGCTTTATTACTCCACGCAACATCTTCCATAGAGAAATCTCTTATTTTTACAGATTTATCATTAATTACTTCAGTCCATTCAGGAAAAAACCAAGGATATTCCATTCTTTCAAAAACTCCATATTTTACCAATAGAAATCCAAACCCAGTATAGTCAACTGTTACGAGACCTCTATCATCTTTGGGTTCTTTTATTATGGTTTCTTCAGTAAAATATGGCATGTATCCATTAGCTTTAAAAAAATCGATATCCCATTTTCCACAAGTTAATCCTTTTCCACCTTCAAAATTATAAATTCCTGATATAATATCTTCTTTATGTTTAAATAATTTTTTAAAATCATCAACTGTAAAAATCATATCAGAATCTAACCATAATAAATAATCATATTTAACTTTTCCTTGAAATGGTTTTTGGTAAATTCCTTTAGTACAATCTCCAGATAGACACATAGTTCTTACATAATAAATATTACAACTAGATGCATCTGATAAAGTCATTTGAATTCCATTATTCCAACCATAATATAATAATTCTGTATAAGATCTTCTAAAACCTTTACTAAATGTATTACCTGGAGAACATATAATTATTCTCATTTTTTGACCCTTTCTATTCTGGTTTTATTCCTTCAAGTAGTGCAATCATATCTCTTACTTTTTGCGACCTTTCCTGAAGAGCTAAGATTTGTTTATCATTATTAACCAATTCTCTTTCTAATTCGGTTTTATTAACAAATTCGGTTTTAGGTTCTATTTCTAAACCAGTAAATTCATTATATCTTTTTGATATAATTTTGTACATCTCATCTGTGTTTATCATTACTGGTATAGTACCTTCTTCTACTGCAATTTTTTCAAAAGTTGCGTTTCCTGCAACTTGTGATTCTTTAATCTGATCAATTGTTATCATTTTAATACTCCTTTTTATTTTGTTCTTTTATGATTTTAATTTTTCTATTTCTAATAACAATAATTCAATTTGTTTCTTATTTTCATTAATTAGAATATCTGCTTCTTGTATAGCTTTAACAAGATAAGGTATAATAAAGCTTGATTTTAAACTTAACATACCATCTGAATTTAATGATATAGCTTCTGGAATAACTTCTTCAACATCCTGAGCTATAAATCCAATATTATCTTTTAGACTATTTATAAGATCAAATTTTGCTGGTTTTAATTTTAGAATTGTTTTTAAACCAACATCTCCAATAATGTAAGTAATATTTTCTTTTAATCTTCTATCTGATCCAACTGCCCAATCTGTTTGAACCCATGTATAAGCATCGCCTCTTACATACATTCTTACATTTCCTGCATAATCCCAACATTCAAGAATCATATCAGCATTACTTGTTCCAGCTCTTATTCCCAAACCATAAGATTGATTAGCAGTAGCAACTCCATAAAGATAACTTGTCCAAACATTACCTGTATCTGCCATTACCTGTAATTTTGCACTAGTTGGATTTGTCAACCCTATTCCTACATTTCCATTACCAAGTATAACCGCTTTAACAGTATTACATGTAATAAATTGAATATATCCATCTCCAACTGTACCATTAGCTTGACCAAATCTTGCTATATTATCCCCAGGAACGAAATCCATTATAGCTCTTGCAGTTCCTGTTCCCCAATCAGCTCCATAATAAACTGATGCTAGAGAACCGTATACTTGTAGTTTTTCTGTAGCAACTGTTGTTCCAATTCCAACATTTCCAATTCCTGAATCATTTATACATACAGTACTTCCATATAAATGCAATTTTCTAAATACAGTACTATCTCTATCATATGATTGTATAACTGCATCGTCTAAACTATTATCTATTCTATAATAAAATTCAAGTCCAGCTCCCGAAGTTGGAGAAACAAGAGTTGCAGTTTCTTTAACTCTCATAGAAGCATAAACATCAATACCAACTTGAGGATAAGTATTTATTCCTATTTTTCCTGTAATATCAATATTTCCAACAGGATATAAGTCACCACCTGTAATAGTTAAACTACCATAATCTAAATTAAGAGTAGCGTTTGTTCTATAGGACAACATACTTTCATTATTTTCATAGAATGTTAAATAAGTTTGTCTGTCTCCTATGTCATAAATATCTACAGTGTTTGTGTATCCTGCTCCTGTAGATCCAGTAAAACTATAAATCTTTCCATCATATAATATATTAGTGTGTGATGCCCTAGCTGTGCCGCCTGCAGTCCCTGTAGACCATGTATTTGTTACAGTATTGTAAATATCTACGGTATTTAACTGAGCAGATATAGAATTGGAACCGCCCCAAGAGTAAATTTTCCCATTGTATAATACAGAAGTATGACTACTTCTTGCAGTTCCTCCAGTAGCACCTGTTATAAATAAGTTATATCCTATATGATATATATCTACAGTGTTTACTCTATTAGAATCATCGTCCATTCCTCCCCAAAAATAGATCATTCCATCATGCAAACACGCAGTGTGAAATTCTTTTCCTGTTCCTTGACCACCAGAAGCTCCTGTGGACCAAGAGTCATTAGCTATATCAAAAATTTTAATCTGTTTAATTGGGTCTGATTGATTTCCAACTCCACCCCACATGTAAATCTTCCCATTATATAGTGTTGCTGTTGCTCCTACTGAGGTGAATGGACACTGAGTGGCATCTACAGACCAAGAATCAGATTCAATGTCATATACGTCTACATCAGTAACAGTACTAAGTAAATTATTTTCCCAAATTCCACCAATTATGTAAATTTTCCCATTATACAAGGTAGCAGTATGATGAATTCTTCCAGTCCCACCTGCAGTTCCTGTAGACCAAATACCTGATTTTATATCATAAATGTCTATTGTATTAAAAAATGTTCCTGCTCCATCTACTCCTCCACAAAAATAAACCTTTCCTTTATAATAAACTCCCTTTCTAATTATACAAACAGTACCTCCCGTAGTACCACTACTCCAAGAACCTGCAACATCTGGTCCAATATTTTTATATAAATTTAAAACTGAGTCTGAATTTATTAAATTAGAAACGCCCTCTATATTTAAATTTCCTAAAATATGAGAATTTCCTAAAACATCAAATTTAGACAATGGAGTTGCTAAACCAATACCTACATTACCATTACCTTTTACCATAAAATATTGAAGACTACTATCGTAATTTCTAATTGATAATGAGTAATCAGTTGCACTACTTCCAGCCTGAATAAATTGTCCATACGATTTATTAGCAGTTACACTACCATATATAACAATACCTACTATGTCATCTATAGTATGAACTTGTAATCTATTTCCTGGAGAATTTGTTCCTATTCCAACATGTCCTGCTGCAGTAAATGAAACTCTATCTACGCCATTGTATAGAAACAAACTAGTAGAAGATGCAGGAATATAAAGATACCAATCTGTATTATACGATCCAGCAGTTTGTAATCTACTTAACTGTATCTGTGATTGAGTATTGTCGATAGTAGTAAGTCTAAGGGAAGTAATACAACTTGAGAGCCCATAAATTTCTAATCCAGTACCTGATGGACCTAAAGTAGGAATAGTAGTTCCTATTCCGACAAGTCCACTTCCCTTTATTGTCATTCTTGTTATTGCTGCTACTGCTGCATTTCCAGGAGCTGCACCAAAATTTAAATCTGCAGACCAGTCATCACAAATATAATCTCTAATATATGCTCTAATTGGAGCAACAATTGCAGGATTAGAATAATGACTAAAATCAATACCATTAACATCTGCAGTTGTTCCAGAATTAAGATGAAGTCTTAATAAACCAACATTTGTATTGGTTTCGCATTGAGCAAAAATCTTATAAGTTCCAGGATTGTTTATTCCTATTCCTAAATGACCTGTAGAGTCAAATCTAGCGAATTCTAATCCAGCCGGGCCTCTAAATACTAATGCTGCACTGGATTGAAGATATAAATCTCCGCTAGCACCATAACCACCAAGAAGACCGCTTAAGGTAGTACTCCCGGTTAAAGTATTTAAAGAAATAGCATTAAAATTAACACTATCACTTAATGTTCCTACAACTATAGAAGTAGATTGTCCATTTCCTGTGTTAAACTCAGTACTTCCATCAGTTTTAATTGTAACCCTAGCAGTTTTATTTGTACCAAGAATTAAATTATAATTATCATAAGTACAAACTCTTAATCCTGCTGTGCTACCTAACGAGAATAAAATAGAACTATCTGCAACTAATAAACCATCAGTCGTAAAAGAAGGGCTAAGTTGATAAAGGGCTGCATAATGATTTGAACCATAATCAACATGAATAGCTGCTCCAGCTGCGCTAGAATTTGAATCGTTTCTTACTCTAATTACAGTTCCTGCATTTTGATCTTTTTGAACTTCTAACATATAATAAGGATTTGTAATCCCAATTCCAACCTGACCGCCTGCTACTTGGTAAAGATTAGAATTTCCTAATGAAGAAGCTCCTGTAAATTTAGCTATATAACCACTTGTACCAGTTCCTGCAAAAGCTCCAGAGTATCCGCTTGTACCAGAATAGCCAGAAATTCCACTGTAAGAACTATAACCTGATTTTCCTGAATAACCACTTATTCCGCTAAATCCAGAAATACCTGAATATCCGGAGTATCCGGAAATTCCACTGTAAGAACTATAACCTGATTTT